ATACAAGAACAGTCCCCTTTAGGAGCGAGATAGAGAACTTCGTTAACACTCCGACGTGGAAGTATATGGCTGAGGAGATCACCCAGCTGATGCTCAACGCGAGTATGGACAACGAAGATCTCGATCCCTATAAGGAACCAGCGGCAATGGTTAAGAATCAGCGAACAATAGCAATGGGCAAGATGATTCTCGATATGCCTGCGCAGATGGCCGAGGAAGCAGACGAGCAGGCTGCCCAACGCGCTAGACAAAGTGAGGAGGAAGGAACATGAGCGACGAGACAATCAAAGAAGTATTGGAAACCTTGGATATCGAACCTGTGACTCCTGCACCCGAAGTGCCTCCGGCCGAACCAGTGGCGCCGGCAGAGCCCCCAGTAGCTGTGCAACCTGCGGTGGAGCCTGCCTCTCCGCCCGCAGTACCCCCGACAGCTCTGGTTGAGCCGCCGGCCACTGATTTCACTGGTGAGCCGCCCACTCCGCCCGTCGTGCCTGCTGTCCCGCCCGTGGCAGCTGCGCCCGACCCAAGGGATCTGGAGATCGAGGCACTGAGGGCGCAGATTGTGGAGTACAGCAAGAGGGTCATGGCAACCCCTCCGCCTAGCCCTCCTGCTGCTCCTATCCCCGCTGCAGCGCCTGTTGCAGCTGCACCTGTGGCACCAGTTACGCCCGTGGAACCTGTTGATGTGCAGTTCTTCAAGGATGAGGCGGAAGTGGACGCAGCGCTGAAGGATGCAGGATCGTTCAACAAGTTCCTCAATAACTTCGTGCGCGCCATTGAGCCTATCATCACGCAGAAGGCTGTCTTCCAGGCCGCACAGATGATCCCTGAAGTGAGCATGACCGTGGCTAACGACCAGATCAGTATGCTTAGCACGGTGAAGAGCTGGTACGATAGTAACCCCGATCTGCTCCCCTTCAAGGAGTTCTGCGGAGTTATCGCGAAAGAGATCACGGCTAAAGAGCCTCAGATTACGATGGTTGAAGCTTTGAATAAAACTGAAAGGGAGGTGAGGTCAAGACTCAGACTTGTGAAACCTATGCAATCAGCGCCTGTCACCTCAGGTGGGGCGCCCCCTGCATCGCCAGGGTTTACACCTGGGGGACGTTCAGGAGGTGGTGGAACCGCCCCTGTTCTGGACAAAGTGCAACAAGATATAGCTAACACGATCTTAGACTAAGGAGAACAACAATGGCGGGTTTTGATAAGTGGCTTTACAACTTCGCAAAGCGAAGAGCGGCCCCTTCACTCAAGCTCACGGGAGAAGCTGATACGGTTGGAGCGACTGCTGTCACCGTTCTTCTGCGTGACAGTGAGGGCCATGTGCTCCTCTGTAGCGGAACCTCCGTGCCGACTGGAGCTGATTACGCTAAGGGGTGTATGTTCATTAAGACGGATGTGGGCGCTGGCTCACAGGGTCTCTACACCAACGAAGGCACCAAGGCTTCTGCGTCGTTCCAGGTGCAGAGTGGCACGACTGGCATTACTACCGACATCTCGACCGTCACGTCAGTGGCCCAGTCAGGTGTCGATGCGATCTCGGTCGCGGATAGCAATGTCGCGAGTGAGGCGACGAGCAACGTCACTTCTGGCGACATCACGGATAGCGTGATCACTAGTAAGGTCGCGTCGACTGTGACGGCTGATTCTACCACGGTCAGCACGGCGACGTCGAAGATCACATCTGGAGACACGAGGGAGTCTGCGCTGAAGAGCCAGGTCACCTCGGGTACAGCAGTTGACTCAGTTGCAACGAGCCAGTTGACGTCTGGTGATCTGCGTATCAGCACGATCTCCTCGAAGCTGACGTCACACTCTTTATAACGTCGATAGCTCAAGGAAAGGAGAGCCGTTTGAAGATCGTTCACTGGACATGGGGAAACACTAGCGGGATGCACAGGGCCGCCGAGAGTATCTGCGAAGCAGAGAAGCGGATGGGCCTTGACTCTCGTCTTGCGTGGACTGACACTAAGGACTACCAAGACGCTATCTTCGCCGACGTCCATGTGGGTCATACCTTTATTCCTGCTGAGGTTTGGATGCAGCGTCCGAACGTCACTGTGGTTTGGGTAGCTCACGCGACGCCTGAGGTTGTGTTCCAGACGGCCGTGGAAGATGGGAAGAAGGGTGGCTATGGGCATGGTGATGCTTGGATGCTGATCCAGTATTGGCTCCAACATAGCGATGCGGTGGTCACTTTCTGGCCCAGACACCATGAGATCTGGAAGTCCCTCTGTGATAAGAGGGCTATTGTGAAGTGTATACCTCTGGGCATTGATAAGCTCTTCTGGAATGACAAGGTGCCGAGTCAGGGTAAGTATGTTGGCAACCCTAGCGTGCTTACCTGTGAAAACAACTACTCAATCAAGTGGCCTCTCGACCTGTTCATCGCATGGCCCTGGGTGCAGAAGGAAGTGGATGGGGTTCGTCTCCATGCCACCAACCTGCCTCAGGACGTGCATAGGTGGTTCTTCCCACTAGTGAATAGGAATGGGGCTTCTTTCTCGAGCTATATCAGCGCAACGAGGTTCGATCATGTGAACCTGCGAAATGCGCTGAACAGTGTTGACTACTACTGCGGCCTCGTGCGCTATGGCGACTTCAATAGAATGAGCCTTGAGGCAGGAAGCTGCAAGTGCAAAACTATTTCATATGAAGGCAATCCGTATGCAGACTTCTGGGTCAGCGAAGGTGATCAGCGTAGGTTGGCTGATGAGCTGGCACAGATTCTGAAAGGAGACGTGGAGCCAAGGGTGAAAGACCCTATACCCGACATAGACGAAACAGCCAAGCAGATGAAAGAGCTGTATGATCTTCTGCTAAGTGAAAGGAAGCCCAATGCTCACCACCATGTTCACTCGCATAAAGAGATACTTCGAGACAAGGAGAACTGGATCGAAAGTATGGTACCCAAGCAACGTGTATCCGACGGCTCATCTTGGAAAGAGTGTATCCGTGGGAAGATTTTCGGAGATCGGACATAAGGTCTGGGTAGGCGATAATGTCCGGATAGGGGCTATGTGCTTCATACCGGAGGGCGTGACGATAAAGGACGACGCATGGATAGGACCTCGATGCACCTTTACGAACGACAAGTTTCCTCCTTCTCCACGAGAAACGTGGAAAGGGACTGTTGTCGAGAAAGGAGCAGCGCTAGGCGCAGGGGTAACAGTTGTGTGTGGTGTCCTGATCGGACGTGGTGCTTTGGTGGGAGCGGGTTCTGTGGTGACGAAGGATATACCAGAGAACGAGATTTGGGCGGGAACTCCGGCAACCAAAATAGGTAACAAATAAACTAGTTAAGTACCCTCATAAAGGAGGCTATAATGTCTGAGCGCATGAAAGGGTGGATCACCCTCTGCAATAACCTGACCTACAGCGAGCCGATCGTGCAGGCTGCTAATAGTGGAGCCTGTGCGATTGTCACCGCTGCTGCGATTAGTGGCCTGACCGCTGGCGCGCTGACTATCGCGTTGGCTGAGCCTGACTACCCGAGAAACATGGTGTGCTATCTGGTCGATGCTAACGCGTCGATCACCGCTGGCACGGTTACCATCTATGGCCTCGATCAGAACGGCGAGGCAGTCTCTGATGTCATCGCTATTACCGGCACTACCGTGATGAGTGGGGTTAGAGCCTTCTCCAAAGTCACGGCCGCTGTGTGGGCCCTGGTGAGTGGGACGGTTACGACCACTGATGACACCATTGCTATCGGCGTCGGCAACAAGCTCGGCCTGCCTGCTGGCCCCGGCGCTGTGTACGAGGAGATGCTGAACAGGACGTTCGATGGAGATGCGGACGCTGGTACGTTCAACAAGACGTACGGCACCTATCTCCCCGCTGGCACGCTGAACGGTGCGAAAGAGATCGATCTCACGTACCGGTTCCGTGTTCCTATCAACGTTTACTAAACGCGGCTAAGGCCGAAGGAGAATAACGATGGCTGGATTTCTTGGAATGAGGGGCACTGGTGACTGGGCTACCGATCAGCGCCCGAAGAGTTGGCGTGAAGGTATCCTCTACCTTTACCCGAATGGACAGGCACCCCTGACTGCTATCATGAGCAAGCTGAAGAACGAGATGGTCAATGATCCTCAGTTCTACTGGTGGACGAAGACGCTGCCCACGCAGCGCGCGACGGTCACTGGCGTCTACACCGACGCTGCGCTCTCGGTTGCATACGTGAGTGGTGGCGTCGCAGGTGATGTGGTCTACCTGAAGATGAGTGCGGCTGAGAATGGCCACTTCAGAGTGGGCCATCAGGTGCTCATGCGCGATGCTTCTGACTCCACCAACGACCATGTTGGTAAGGTCATTGCCAAGGCGAACAACGGCGCTTCCAGTTACATTGCTGTGAAGCTGCTGGAAGCGGATGACAACGGTACTAGCACGGACCTGAGCAACTGCGATACCGTTATCATCGTAGGTAACATCAACGCGGAAGGTGCGGCTATGCCTGGGGCTATCGCTTACGACCCCACGAAGCTGTACAACTATACGCAGATCTTCCGTACCCCGCTGAGCATCACGCGCACAGCGAGGAAGACGAAGCTGCGCACTGGTGATGCGTATAAAGAGGCGAAGCGCGAGGCCCTGGAGCTCCATTCGCTCGAGATGGAGAAAGCCTTCATCTTCGGTATCCCTACTGAGGGAACTGGAGATAATGGTAAGCCTGAGCGTACCACTGGTGGTATTCTCAATTTCCTCAGAGTCAATGCGCCGGCTAACGTCGACGACTACACGACCAATGCCACTTACACTGGTAAGGCGTGGCTCGATGACGGTGGTGGCGAAGCGTGGCTGAATAGCTACCTCGAGGTGATGTTCCGCTACGGTCGTCAGGAGAAGCTGTGCTTCTGCGGTTCTGGCGCTCTTCTGGGCCTCAACCGCCTGGCTGCAAGCGGTGGTCACTATGAGATCACCCCTGCTACCAAGGCCTATGGTATGTCTTTCAACCAGTGGATCACGCCCTTCGGGACGATCTACCTGAAGACGCATCCTCTGTTCTCGATGGAGGCCACCCTGCGCAACTCCGTCCTGATCCTCGAGCCTGAGGAACTGTCCTATCGCTACATTGATGATACGCAGTTCTATGGTGAGGGTGAGGCGAAGCAGAGCAGCAAGGGTAACAATGCTAACCGCATTGACGGCACTGATGAGGAGTATCTGACGGAAGCTGGTCTTGAGCTGCATCACCCCACGGTGTTCGGCTTCTTGAACGGCTTTGGACAGGATGCATAAGTAGCGCCGTCGACACTTCCTCCTCTCTAAGTTGAAGCGGCGGGGTGGGGAGAGAACCTCGGACCTCTCCCCACCCACTTATACCAACGATTGGTAAAAGGTGGGCACATGACTTACAAGGAAGTTAGAGATAAGTTCGTGGAGGTGAGTGGACGTTATGACCTCATCACATCTACCAATGAGGACAATGGGGCTGACTTCTTCCTCAACGCTGCACAGCGGTACTTGGATCGTAGCCACGATTTTCAGAAGGCCACGGCTAGGAATGTGCAATCTGTGGCAGCTGGAACCCTCAAGGTGTATGTTGAAGGCCTGCGTGCTGTCAAAGAAGTGTGGTATACTAAGAGTGATGGAACCTCACTTTACCCCTTGAACCTCTGCTCCCTTGGAGAGATCAAGGAGTACTATGGAAAGGCCCTCTCGTCCGAGACTCAGGGGCCGCCTACCGACTACGCGCCTGTCTCCTTCCGCCCCTATCCTGATACGATGCTGAGTGGTGGCGGGCAACAGGACATTGAAGACCTACTGCTTGATAGCACCCACTTCGTGAACAACGGCATCATTATCATGCCTACGCCCGCGGAGCTCTGCTTCATCAGCATCGTGGGCCTCTTCTATAGTCCAACACTTTCTGCTACCCTGAGTGGTGGCCTGTGGACTCAGGTCCAATCCTACTGGACTGAGAACCATCCCGATACACTTATTGCTGCCGCTATTATGAAGTTGCACGGGCTCTACATGAACACAAGTGGTGCGGCAGATATGAAGATCGTTGTTCAGGGTGACCTCAAAGGTCTGGACGACGATGATGCAGAATACGATACAGCTGGCACGAGCCAGATGGGGGGATAAGATGATAACGCCTGAGGAGAGAGAAGAGATCATCAACGCTGCAGTGGAGAGGGCTATCCTCTCATTGCCCACTGTGATGGGTAGCTTGATGGCGCAACAGGCCATGTACAGTAAGCTGAACAGCGCGTTCTACAAGGATCACCCAGAATTCGCGAATCATAAGGATGTGGTCGCCTCGACGATCGAGCAGGTTGATGGTAAGAATCCCTTGCTCTCGTATGAGGAGAAGCTGGCCAAGGCCGTTCCTATGATTCAGCAGAAGCTCAAGACTCTGGGAACGCTGGATATGAAGGGCGTGGATAGCAAGCCGAGACGCACCTTCGATGGGCCGCTCGAGGCGGTACGCCCCACTAACCACGGAGACATCTAATGGCTATGTACGCTGTTGTGGTGAAGGGTGGAAAGTTCACCTTCACCGTGGATAGAGACCTCTCTAGGGGACTGAGAGCGTCGCTGAGGAACCCTCGGAATGAGGAGTACCTCATCACCTGTGATGGCGCAGTTGGACAAGATGGTGTACTCCAGGCGCTTGAGACGCTTACCAAGCTGGGCACGCCTATCACAGATGCGTTCCCCTATCCTCAGCTGTTCGCCCTTTCCCATGTGACCCTAGCGTGTGGCGCTCAGAAGATATATGAGCTGATCGGAGGCTCATGGACTCTGATGTACACAGCCGCTGCGGCAGGAAGCCCGTGGGATGTAGTTGATTTCCATAGCTACCTGTATATGAGCAATGGGCACGTTGCTGTTATCCGGAGTGCGGCGACTGGTGCTTACACCACATCTGCCACGCTCCCAACAGCGGTGGCTATGTGTAACTACAATGGGCAAGTGCTCATCGGTGGACCTGATACAGATGGAGTGGGGACGAGCTTGGTTATCGCAGCTGATCCCCTTACCCTTACAATGACGCAAAGAGGAAGCATGGCTATCTCATAGGAGGATACAATGGCTCTTACACTCGTAGATGTTGGCGCAGATCTTATTCTCAATACCTTTTTCAACAACACAGCGCAGCAGAATCTGAAGCTGGAATTGTTCGTCACTGACGTGACACCTGACGACGCAGATGTGATTGGCGACTATACGTTGGCAGTTGGTGGTGGCTATGCTGCCAAGACGCTGACCAATAATAGCTGGACGGTCGACACTGCAAATGATCCCAGCGACGCGGTCTACGCTGAGCAGACGTTTACCTTCACCGGCCCTCTCACCACGAACACAGATATCTACGGCTACCTGGTCACGAACAACGCAGGTACCGTGTTGATCTGGGCTGAGAAGTTTGCGTCGACCTTTACCCCCGCTAACAACGGCGACCAGTTGAAGGTTACCCCTACGTTCCAGTTGAGCAAAGGTACCCCTAGCTGATAGGAGCGCAAGATGGCGAACGATTTCTCCAGTGCAACCCACTGCTTGTCAGTGTACAATTTCGAGGATGGGGCACTTCTCACCGATAGTAAGGGAAGTGCCACCCTTTCGAATGGAACTGCTTATCCAGTTGCTAACACCACTGATTATAAGCAGGGTTCTGCGTCTGCTGACTTTGAGTCTAGTAGTACACAATACCTTATTTTATCTGACTCTAGCGCACCAAGCACATGGCCTGGGAAGAATGGGACGACTAATACCAACTTCTCTGTAACAGGTTGGTTCATGTGTGAGTCTACTCCGTCGGCCTGGGGTCTTTTTAGTAAGTACGCATTGACCAAGTACTGCTTCTATGTCGGAGGGGGGACTACTTCTTTTCGAGTAGCTTGGGCCGCAGCAGGTGGAGGGTCTTGGGCCTATCATGTTATGAAGACCATCACTACTGGTCGGTGGTACTTCTTTGCAGTGTGTATACAAGGAGATTACAGGAAAAGGCTTCATTATAGGGTATGGGACGATACAGCTGGTGACTGGACTAGTGGTTGGTCAGCTCTGGCTAATGAGATGAACATAGAAGATGGCGACTATGGCGTAGGTGCTCTAGGCGCTGGAACGTCCCCTCATGATGGTGAGATTGACGAGCTGACGCTCTGGGACTCCTTCTTATCTGACGCTGATATAGATGCTATCAAGGCTGGTACGTTCTCGGGCGCAGGTGCACACTGGGCTGGGAACTGGTATGTAGACCCTACTAGCGGGTCTGATGCTAATAGTGGCCAGGTCTACACAGTGCCAAAGAAGACGTTCGATACTGGATTTCCTGCAGGCTCACTTTCCAATGGTGATACAGTTTATATAAAGAAGTCAACTAAGGTGGATATGGGCCACTCTGACTGGACGAATGGTAATTCAACCTTTGTCTTGGATAATGCTAGGACCGCCAATATCTACGCGTGTGAGTCTGCGTGGTCTAAGACAGATGCAGCGGTCACTGTCAATACGAACACTACATACTTCGTTGAGGGATCAAAGTCATCGTATATTGCCGTGGCATCTGCCTTTACATCTGGGAAGATAGCTTGGGTAGACTTTGGTGCGGGTAATGAGCTTAATCTATCTGGCTACACCAAGGTCTCTATGTATATCTATCTCTTAGGCACAGCGCAAGCTGCTGGGAATATCCAGCTAAAGCTGTGTAGTGATGCGACTGGTGATACTGCGCTAGACACGCTCAACCTCCCTGCACTAGTAGGTAGTACATCACATCTTATCGTTCTAGACAAAGGATCTGCGCTATCTAATGGTATACGGTCTATTGCTCTATATGCAGTGTCCGACCCAACAACGCCTACGTTCTATATAGACAATATCTTTGCTACCAACGATCTAGCTCACGGCTCTGCTGTTGGTAGAGATGATGGATGGTGGTTCTGTGTAAGTAGTGTGTCTACAGATGGGCTAACTGTTGGTCTTGGCTATGGGCACTCCACTACGAATGCTTCCCCTTATCATCTTGCTACAGCTACTGATGTCCACGCCTATATCATTGAGCCTTATAGGATAAATGCTTCCGCATCTATAAGTAACCTTTCTAGTGGCGCAGGTCTTTGGTCGCAGAACTACTTAACGTTCCAGGGAGGATGGGACTTCTCTACAGACTCTCAGGATTCGACTGGCATGTCTATGTTTGGTGTAGCTGGAGCTACAACTAATATAGCTGTCTTAACTTGCGCCACTAAGAATTCAATAGCCATTGATAGGGTAGGACAAGTCGGTAGAGGCTATGTCATAAGCGTAGACAATTCTAGCGACTATGGGGGACATAAGTTTTCTAACCTCTGTGGAGCTAGCACTGGAGCTGGGGTTACAGTTGCGTTAGGCTCGTACCCAGGAAGTACACATTGTCACAGGTGGGAGGGCGACCACTATTGTATTGGTAGTGGTCAGACATATGTTCCAGCTTACATAGTAGGACAGGGGTCTACAGGGACAGGAACCATTAACGCTACATCGAATAGGAATATCTATAGTGTAGTTGCCATTCATGGCGACCTTAAGTATCATGGAACTATAAACATCTACGGGGGCCCAGCAAGTCCTGATGGTCTACGCATTGCAACCACTGCTGAGAATGTGTATATAGATAAGGTCAACTTCTATAATACGTTTAACTCTTTGCTTGTTGGAGATGCGCTAGGTGCAGAGATAGGAGAGGTAAATTGCGATGCGACTATAGCTTATGGAATTCAGCCTACTGTGGGGGGAAGCAATAGTTCAGTACCTATTGGCCCGATAAGAATTGGTCGCTACATAGAGACATCTGGAACGTGGGCAGCTTATATCGAGTCACCTTACTGTGGTAATGGACCTATACTTTGTATTGACAGCTTCAAGCAAGCAGGGCGGTATATAACATACTACTCATTTGGAACAGTTTCTGACCAGATAACAGGTGGCCAGAACGCAGCATGGGCACGAGGAGGATCTGGGCTATGCTTATATTTAAGCCCAACTTATGTGTATCTGCCTATGTGCGTGCAGCCCATCTATATACCAGTGACAGCTGGAGATGACTATAAGGTTCACTTTTATGTGAAGAAGACTAGCTCTGGAGCAGACTGCACGTTGAAGTATTGCATATCAGGTTGTGGCATTACACCTATCTATGAGCAAAGCGTGACGCTGACAGATAGCTGGGAGGAGCACACTTCGGCAACAGTTACTGCGTCTGAAGCTGGGTACCTGAGGCTACAGTTTATGGCCTGGGATGGATCGACAACTGGCGACATAGGTATTGACGACATTCACCTCGTGGCGGTCTAATGGCGATAGATACCAGAGATTTTAGCCTTCCTTTATATGGCGTACCTCGCGTAGCCATCAGCGATACGGAGGTAGTGACTAACGATTGTTCGCTACCTTTGTATGGCGTACCGCTTGTTAACGTTGAGCTTGGTGTTTCCATAGTCACCATGTCAGCGAGCGGTGGTGCGATAGCTGGAGGTACAGCCCCTACCACACGCTACCTGAACAAGTCAGTTACGATGGCTGGAGGTGCGATCGCAGGTGGGTCGGCTCCTTGTGTTCAGGTGAAGAATGAGGCGGCTAGTGGTGGCGCAGTTGCGGGTGCTTCTGCTCCTGCCAAGATGCTTCGTGTTGAGACAGTTGGCGGAGGGGCAGTCGCAGGTGGCACTGGTGCTCATACCACTCTGAGAGTTGAGACTATAGGGGGCGGTGCGGTAGCAGGTGGGACGGCTCCCGTTGAGTGGGTTGCCCTGGCCAACGTCCAGTACGAGACGATGACAGGTGGAGCCATTGCAGGTGGCTCTGCTTCTATCTTGACCCTGAAAGTTGAGACGGCAACTGGCGGCGCTATCGCAGGAGGCGTGGCACCCAGTACATGGATTCCTGTTCAGATCGTATCTGAGACCATGAGTGGTGGAGCCGTAGCTGGAGGCTCTGCTCCTTCTGTTAAGATCGCAGATATGGTGGTGAGCGGTGGGGCTGTGGCAGGAGGTGAGGCCCCTTACCTAGGCACCAACTTTGCGGAGATAGTAGTTGTCGGAGAAGGTGGAGCAGTCGTAGGTGGGACAGCGCCTTTTACCAGAATATCTAAGCCCTTTGTGATTGCAGGTGGAGCAGTAGCGGGTGGCACAGCTGATGTGCATATGCGCTATACGCCAGTTATCCCGTCTATTCCTCATTGGCATAAAGGTGTAGCTCCTGTTGAGACCCCAGTGTGGGGCCTTGTGGCACAGGCGAATAAGTGGGGCTACCTGAACAATCCAGAGTGGGACCACTCAGATACGATTGTCAACTATGACAGTAACCCAGCAGCTGAGCCCATAGTGTGGCCCTTCGTCCCGCAGCCTGATAAGCCCCACTACAATGAGGGCACCTCGATTAGTGAGCCAGGCTATGTCAACCCAGTCTGGACGAACCCGAACCAGAGGGTGGACAACACACCTGTTACACCTAAGAAGCACGACCCTTGGTGCGGCTATTGGACGAAGGATTATGATGGGAACTATATTCCACCTATCCCACCCCCAGTGGACGATCTATATATAGTGCACGATGCTCCGCTTGGGGGAGCAGGAGCCGATTGTGACGAGGTGCTTAAGCACACTAAGCTGCTTGGAGCGATCATTGAAGTGAGTGAGCCTGCGTGCCCCTTCGGGATTGCAGTTGATAACACATACACCTATGTCACGGTGAAGAGCTCGGGTAAGATTACTAAGAGACGGAAGAGCGACCTCTCACTCGTGACACAGAGAACTGGGATAACAGTTCAAGCTATCCATACTGCATCCGGTAGTGTGGCATGGTACACCACTAATGGGGCGCTGCATGAGATTAGTAAGAGTGACCTCTCCACTATACGCTCTATCACAGGTCTGAACTGTGATCCCGTTGAGCAGTATACATATTTGGCATACGACCTAACGTGTGATGAGGATTATCTGTATGTAGCGGATACGTGGAACTATCGTGTTGCCGTTCTGGATCGGGCCACGCTTGCATATGTGACGGAGTTTGGACGCTCTCGCTATTGGGCCTCTTCACCGTATGGTGTAGCATATGCAGGTGGGAACCTCTACATTGGTGATGGCGCTAATAATAAGATGTATAAGGCTGGCACCGACTATGTGAAGACCGTGTCGATAGGGCACCCTAATGGTGGCCTGGCTAGTGAAGGCTACGCTACATATGCCAATAGAATGGTGGTAGATGGCTCCTATGTGTACACCGCGCAGTATGAGACTGTGGTTAAGAGGAACATATCTGACCTGTCATATGTGAGTGAGCTTAGTGTTGTGTACCCTCAGGACATATTCATAGATGGGGATAACCTCTATGTCATGGACTTGGGCGTAGGTAATGGGCAGGTGCAGAGGTACAATAAGAACACCTTCGCATACATAGACGGGAGTGGAGACATCTTCGGCTATGGCTATGGTATGACAGTGGATGCTTCGTACATCTACGTCATAGACCAGGATGGTGGGGTGACTGGTTCGCTTCGAGTGTACAGGCTAAACAAGGCCGACTACTCGATTGTAGACTATTACGAGGATCTGGATTGGGACTACTCTGATAATCCTCATGGGCTGGCAGTTGATGGGACGTATGTCTACATCGTAGATGGTGATTTCATTAGGCGCATCAACAAGGCAACGATGGCTTATGTTGACTCGTTTGAAGCGACAGGTGGCTACATTGAGCAGATGGCAATTGTAGGGGATGGGACAGCTTATCTAGCAGACTATGGGAATAGGGCCATTCAGCTCATGGACTTGTCAGATGGTTCTATCACCAGTACTTCACCGTTGACAGAAGGCGACCCAAACTTCTGGATGGACAACGCTTGTGGTATCGCTTGTGACGAGACATACATCTATGTATCGGATAGGGATCTGGACAAGCTGAGGATATACGATAAGGCTACGTTCGCTTTCGTTGACGAGTTTGCCACAGAACCAGGTGCGCTCAACATAGCGGTGGATGATCTCTACATTTACGTAGCGAGCTTTAATGGGCCTCCTCATGACCACATAACTGTATACTCGAAGGTAGCTCCATATACGCAGATTGCACAGTCCGTTGAGAACTACGCAACGAGCTGTGACACTATGTACATATACCAGGTGTGACGTGAAAACTACCCGACTTATCGTGACATATGAGGATGAGAAGATGGTGTCGGTCGTGCAAGAATATCTCGACACTATCACCAATGAATGGTACAAGGTGCCGGAGAATAAGAGGATGGGCCGCATGGAGCTGAGGCGCGCTTTCCACGCTACCATGAAGCACGAGCATAAGAGGGAGAAGAAGAGTGACGCACCTGTTAAAGCATAGGCCCTGTGGCCACTGGCACAAGTTCACAGGTGGTGGGGTTACACCTACACCTTCGCCTGAGGATTCTTGCTTGCTGCAGATGCCTTGGTATAGCTGCCCGACAACTGCTCTTGTCACAGCTTCTGGGGAGATATACTACTTTACGACAGATCACATCTCTCCTATAAGCACGCTATACGTTATCAGGTACAATCCAGCAGTAACGCGTACACCTGTGTGCTGGGAGGTGCTTTATACTGCTACCGCGGAAGAGGAACTGTTTGGGGACTACATCGACTACAGGTGGATGGAGCCTATGTCTGCACAGGCTACACAGGGGACGTTGGTAGTGTTTGGTGGAACTCAGCGGATTGACCTGGCGCCTGATTATCCAGCAGGTACATATGTTCTAGTGCTCGATGATGGAGAGGTTGTATCTGAGACGCTTATAGGAGTAGTGGTAGCTGGGCGAGTACCTTTGATTCCGTTCTACTATTCCCATTGGATCACTATCGACTCAACAGGCGTTATTCATGTTCTTACTATAGAGTACCTATCTGGTACATCTTATCTCTATGATCGTAGGTCTACAGATGGTGGGCTTACGTTTGTACCAGTGCTCATTGGAACAAAGGCTGGATTTGCGTATAAGATGTATATCTGTGTAGACCCAGCTGATAACGTATATGTGTACTATAAGGAGACTATATACAGGTCTACAGATCGTGGAGCGACTTGGGCATCTTGGGGAGTAGCTGTTAGTGCACCTGTCTACTCTACTACAGACTTTAAGTATCTCAACGATGCGCTGTTCGTGGTGGAGCCTGGTACTCGTTCTATCTATCGGTCAACAGATGGCACTAACTGGACTGAGGTGCTGAACTTCTACCATATATACCAGTCAGGAGCCTCTCTAGCGTATGATGGAACTTACTATTACTGCATATTCAATTTTAGAGATGGACTAGGTCGCACTACTGGACATAGCCATGTGTATAGGAGTGATGATGGGGTGTCTTGGAGCGAGGTAGGGACATTCACAGATGACACTGCAGTTAGCCCATCAACTGATCAAGGCTCCAGTGATTTCACCGCTATTGATGGAAAGCTCTTGTTCACGTTCTATTATGCTAGTACACTGCTAGCTGGATATAGTGACGTCTATATGATGTCTGTGTGGGAGTCGACTGATAGGGGTGTTACGTGGACACCTATTCAGACGCCTTTCTATGATATGACAACTGGAGTTGCACCTCACTAACAAAGGAGAAGACAAATGGCGACTGAGCTGAGTAACAAGTTTAAGTATGAATTGGCCCTTGGCCATGTGGATCTTAGTGGCGACACTTTCAAGATCATCTTGATGCAGTCAGGCTTCACGTTCAACAAGGACACGCATCACGGCTATAGTGATGTGAGTGCGAGCGAGCTGGGGACTGGGGCTGGCTATACCGCAGATACCAAGACCCTGGCAGGTGTCTCGGTGACGGAAGACGACACGGATGATAGGGCCGAGGTCACCTGGAGCAATGTGACCTGGACTGCATCTGGTGGAGCGATTGGTCCCACACCTGGCGCGATCATCTACGATGACACTCACGCAAGCGACATCATTGTTGGCTACATCGACTTCGGTGGAGACCAGACGCAGGCTGACGGTGGAGTGGCGACGATTAGTAACATCGAACTTCGCTTGGCATAAGGAGCCGTTATGGCTATCAATGTAGCAGCTACGCCATTTGTAGTGGCGTTACAGCTGAAGCAGGTTGTGCTTACCCACACGCCCCCAGGTGTGCGTAACCCTGACCTTGACGGCACATTCCCAGGTGCTTACTATGACGCACTGGTTCCTACTATTACGCTTACGCTGTTGGGAAACTGGCTTAATACAGCACCTACGTTCACAGCGTTGACGCTCACCCTGACGCTCGATGCTGACTGGGCACCGAGCGCTATGCTCAATGTAGATGCCCACATCGACTTGACCATGGAGTTGAGTGGTGACTTCTCGACTGAGCTGAGTAGACGCAACTGGGTCAAGTGGAGCAACATTGGCAACTTGGACTTCACTATCGGCCGAGATAATGTGGCCGGTGAGAGGCCCATGTTCTGGCAAGGTTGGGTCTACGCGATCAAGAAGCTGGGCAAGAGCGTCATCGTCTATGGAGAGCAAGGTGTTGCGCTGCTGAACCCTAGTGGGTATAACTGGGGAATGGCTACCGTTAGTGGCATAGGCGTACAGAGCAAGCTAGCGGTCTGTGGGAATGAGACGGTTCACTACTTCGTCGACATCCATAGTAGGCTGTGTAGGATGATGGAGAAGCTGGAGATTCTCGGCTACGATGAGTTCCTCAGCACTATGTCAGACATCGTCCTCTCGTATGATGAGACGCTGGGTCGAGTGTATATCTGCGATGGTATGGATGGCTATGTGTATAGTGAGCGAGATAAGAGTCTGGGGCGCGGACCTGGGAACATCACAGGTATCGCACTTGATCTTGTCACGTCAGCTGGTGCCATAGATGACATCCCATTCGAGATCTGCACAGACATCTATGATCTGGGTACGAGGAAGGATAAGACGATCATGGATGTGGACTTTGGCTTCTACTCAGCGAACCCAGTCTGGGCCGCAGTAGACTGGCGGAAGGATAAGAGCGAGGCGTTTGCTACCACGCCCTGGACGCGTGTGAACCCTAATGGGAAAGCGGTGCTCCCCTGTTGGGGACGTGAGTTCCGCTTCAGACTGAAGATGTACATATACGACGCCGACTTTAAGTTGGACTATTTCAAGGTCAACGGTGTGCTTCATAACTATAGCTTCTTGGATTCGTTCCTGCGGGGGAGGCAGGTCTGATGCTTATTCAATTACTCTCAAAAGATGTTCCGAGGTATTGGGAGGTTATCAAGTTTGCGTGTGCAGCTGTGGATGAAGTGGACGATGCGCAGAAGCCTGCTTATCTTCGAGACCTGCTCTGTGCCCTGCTGAGTGAGAAGGCCCAGTGCTGGGTACGCTTCGATGAGAATAAGGAGCTCACTCTCATCTATGTGACACGCATCCTTTACAACGCGCAGTATGATGAGAAGTACCTTTACATCCAAGCTGGTTACTCTTGGAAGCGACTGGGCCAAGAAGCTTGGAACGGCTTCAGAGATCTGATGATAGCGTTTGCGAAGAAGGAAGGGTGCTCGTACATAGGGCACATGAGTAGGAACCCCCGCATCTGGGAACTAGCGCTTGGTGCTGGGTTCAAAGAATCAACACGCATCTTTGCGTATAGAATACCTAAGGGGTGACGCTATGGGTGGAAAAGGTGGAGGCGGTGGAGGTGGAGGTGGTGATAGCACCACAACCATTCGCTATGCTCCCTACGTAGAAGAGCACCACAACACGTTCTTGGATCTAGTGCAGACTAGCGTGAACACGGCGCTTACAGCTGGGTCCCCCTACACAACGTACACAGCACCAGAGGTTGAGGACGCGTTCTTCAGCGCAGGTTATACCATTGCTAGCTTCCCTTCCCTCTACGATATGTTCGGGAAGTTTATGGCTGGCCTTGATATCGAGGTGTTATGGGAGCAGACCTTTCAGGACACAGTTAACAACCCACAGGTAGGTAACCTTGTGACAGCTGAGGCTGTGCTCCTGGATGATGATATTGAGCTGAACCTTCTGCCCCGCTTTCAGACAGGGATGAGGGATATGAACGCTGTTATGACTAGTAGCTATATCATCGGGAAGGCTATTATTGAGGATGCGCGGACAAAGGCCCTTGCTAAGTTCGATGCGGAGCTGAGGTACAAGCTTATCCCCATCGCACAGGAGCGGTACGCAGCGCACCTCAACTGGAACAACGGCGTGATTAAGATGTATGCGGAGCTGATGAAGTTCTACTACAGCGCCAAGCATGATGTGGATGAGCAGGTGTTCAGCATGGCTGCTCGTACAGCGCTGTGGCCCTTCACTGTTCTCGAGTATGAGAGGGCTGCACTCGGAGCGTTGCAGGGTGCCACTAACACGAACAAGGATGTTGCCGGTGGCTCGACTGCACAGAATGTTATCGGTGGAGCGATGGGCGGTGCAGCTGCTGGCGCTATGATTGGTATGTCTACTGGAGCCGCTTATGGTGGAGTGTATGGTGCGGCTATCGGTGGTGTGCTTGGTGGAATCGCAGGACTATTTGGTTGATAGGAGGATATAAGATGGCTGACTACCCCACTAATTGGTGGCAGGGAGCGTTAACGGAACAGATGGACCCCACTGTTGGGGGAGGTGCTGGGCTTCTCGAAGGTTCCAGTGCTGAGATCATCAAGGCGATCATGAACACTCACAATAGTGTGAGTAAGTTGAACGATGCAGTGGCAGGTGGTGGTTCTGTTGAGCAGGCACCTCCTGGGCAGGCAATCTCACAGGCCACGGCTGCAGCGCCCAGTAGATGGGATGCCTTCGCCAAGGCTCTTGACACGCCACAGGGTGCAGGTGGCTTCGCGAGTATGATTGGGAAGCTGGGTGCTGCGATTGCTGCGCCCAATAGTTGGCAAGCCCGCCTGGGTACGACAGCTGGGCAGATTGGATCTAACACGGTTGCAGGTGTTGCGAACCAGGCGCTTATTGATAGGCTGATTCCTCCCACTAATGTACCGGCTCCCTTCGCACCAAACAGTAGCCCGCAAGCCGCAGGAACTGTGCCTACCGCTGTGCCTAACGATGTAGGTACACCAAATTTTCGGGAGGCCCTGCGACCAGTGTTCAGCGACCTACTGGTGAAGTAGCAGGGCCTATCGAACCCCCTGCCGCTATGGTGCAGGGAATTGCAAACAGGTTGGCACTTGGAGCACTCTCTCCCGCAGAGCGCACTGAGATCACTAAGAGTGCAGTTGATGTTTATAAGCAGCAGATGGCCGCGCTTATGCTGCCCAGTGAGGCTAACAAGAATAACGCTCAGGCTGCACAGGCGTTTGCAGCTGCGAACCTTCATGACTTCCAGCGTTCGGCTGAGTTCATGGCTCATGAGATTGCTAAGGCGCAAGCTGGGCCTGAGGCAACTGGGAAGGCTTATCAAGAGCTGGAACAGTTCAGAGAGGATATGCGTACCAAGGGTGCTGAGGCATTCTCTGGTGTCGCAGCTCCGCCTCTGCTTAAGCGGTTCACAGGCATTGGAGATCTTGGTGAGTTGGCTAAGGTCTATGGCCGAGACAATCTCGAGAAGCTTATCGTAGCTGCCATGCACTGGGAGTCGACGATGGCTATGGCAGGCAAGCAGGGTCAGCAGAATGAGCTGATCAAGTGGGCTGGCCTCTTCGAGAAGTATAATAAGGATGCCCTCTCCTTCAAAGCTATCCCTACTCAGTTGGAGTGGGATGCTGTGCAGAAAGCAGCGAAGGCTGGAGACCAACAGGCTGGGCGTCAGCTTGGTACGTGGATGCTTAATGGGATAAGTGGGCCGAGGAGTGCGGAGCAAGAGGATGCTCTGCAGATGGCCCTTAAGATGCGAGACCAGATTGGCATCAAGATGTATGGGCCTGAGAACTACAAGGTGCTCAAGGGTGCTGATGAGAGCAAGCCGCGTGTCATTAAGCCCACCCCAGCTCCTGCTCCAGGTGCACCCGCTAGCGCAGGGCTGCCAGGTGCTGTGGCTAATCCGGAGACCGACTTCACCGCCCCCTTTAGGTGGCTGAAGAAGAAGATGTGGGACACTGAGGTTGGCGGTGCTGTTGCCAATCCCCCTGACACTGGCGCATAGGAGGTGAGTCCTAGCAATGAAAGTACAACTGTACGATAACGTCTACGACGTGCCAGATGCTCTGGCTGATAAGAGCGATGATGAGATCGCTGCCTTTATTCAACAGCAGTCTAAACCGAAAGAGGAGCCGAGCTTCGGCACGTACCTGACTGGTGCCCTGCAGACTGGTGGTGCGAAGCTATTCGAGACGACAGGTAACATCGCCAACCTGCTTGGTATGGAGGGGATAGAGAAGCTCTCCAGAGCGAGGGAGGCTGAGGCGAAGAGTTTCAAGGACTATCAAGCTGTACATGAGGCACCGCCCACATCTATGGCGGGCCAGCTGGCATTTGGGCTTGCTGAGTTCGCCCCGCAGATGCCTCTCTATGCAGCTGGTGGTGGAGTAGGTACAGCCGCACTCAAGGGGCTTGGTAGGGTTGGAGTTCCCTTAGCGGAGAAGATAGCTACAATGGTAGCGCCCCGTGCAGGTGCTGGCCTCATTGAAGGTACCGCTAGAGTCGCAGGCCATGGAGCTTTGTCTGGAGCAGTGGTTGGAGCTGCAGGTGCTACACCTGGAGCTACCCTGATGGAAAGGGGGGCGAAGTCACTTGAAGAAGCCGGAGGGTTTGCTCTGGGAGCAGCTGGTTTTAGCTTGGCCTTCAAGGTTCTGGCTAAAGGTCTCAGCATGGCGACTGGAAAGGCCGCATCCAGATTCCGCAATAATGCTGACATTGACGCTGCGTTGGCGAAGGAAGGAGTCAGAGAGAAAATCCTAGAAGATGCTGACCTAGCCAATGCTCTCAAAGAGTACGAGACGGTTCGAGATGCACAAGCGGCCACTGATGTGGAGTATAAGGATGCTCAGTGGCTGAGGGAGAATCAGCCCTTCGGACAGACCTATGAAGGAACGATCCCTGGTGGTGAGCCGCCTCCTGGGCCTGTTGGAAAGGTTGGTGGGCGTGCAAGCTGGGACACCGAGACGCCTGTGGTCGAAGCGGGGAAACCCGCACCCTCAGACCAATCATTGGTGAAAGGTGCCGAACCCATACCTGATTTTAAAGGTACAGCAGATGCTATGCGCTTTGGCATCGCTAACCCTAGTAGGGTGGCAGAGATGCAGGCGCTCCACGCTGAGCTTGTTGCGAAGATGAGAGACCCTGCTACGCCTCTAAAGGAGAAGGAACTCCTCATGGGGCGTGTGTCTAAGCTATCAGAAGCGGCCCAGGCTGGGCAGGGTGTGTTTGGATCTATTCCAGAAAGTTTCCTCAACAAGAACCCTGACATTAAGGCGGCCGTTGAAGCTGCGAAGGCTAAGGGAATTGACCAGACGAAGCCACCTGCGCCTGTTGCTACGCCCATTGAAGGTGCACAGGTTCCAGGTATCCCCGTTGAGCCTGCACCTGCAGCTGTTGTGCCCAAGGCGGCCAAGGCTCCGAAGGCTGAGCAGCCTATTGACCCCTCTAAGAAGTTTGGCATGAAGTATGTGCCTGACGATATTGCTATAGACCTGGCCCACACAGGTGCCACACGCGCTGAGGTTCAGGGCATAGTGGATGGGATCGTTAAGAAGCCCATGACTGACCTTGCTGTGAGACGTGAGCTGGCTAATAGAGGGCATGATGTAGAAGACCTCAAGAAGATGAAGCCTGAGGATAAGCGTGATGCGCTCAATAGGGAGCTGGTTGAGGAAGCACTCGACGCAGAGATAGCCAAGCGTGGACAAGGCCTCACCCCTGAGCAGCGCTCCGCCCCAGTTGAGACTACACCTCAGCTCGACATTCAGGCTCGTATCCTTGTGGATAAGAAGAGAGCCTTCGAAGCGAAGATAGATAAGCTTAAGAAGAGTGGCATGAAGGTTGAAGAGATCTCTGCCATGACCCCTGAGCAGGTGCACACTAAGCATGCTGAGTTGTTGAACAAGGATGCTGCTGATGCTATTGCAGAGCTCACTAAGAGGAAGCCAGCTGACAAGGGTCTCAAGGGGCTCGAGAAAGCAGAGCAGACTCTTAATGATGCTAAGGCTCTGGAGCTGGATGGTGACCTTGCACCCTCTCGCCTGGAGCTTATTCAGCTTAAGGTGATTGAGCAGAAGCTCGCTAAGCGGGACGCTGAGGCATCGGCACCAGCTGAGCCTGAGCCCACTCGGAGACAGAGGCGCACACCTGAAGAGGATAAGGAGATTGAGGAGTGGCTTAGTGACACAACGCTCGATCTGAAGGAGCCCGCTGTCGTAGAGGATATTCCCAATGTGCCTACTGAGACCAAGCCCACTGTGGAACTGAAGACGGCTGAGGACTTCGAGGCGCTTCTGAAAAGTGAAGGCATGGGAGCTGACCTGCCTGGTGAGGGGGGTGGCTTCACGCTAGACTTCATGGGCCTGCAGCAGATGTATGAGATGGCTCGGGACATCTTTAAGCGAGATATTAATAAGGATACCCTCTCCCTCGTAGGTCGTGGCTTGTTCCTTGAGGGGCCAAAAGAGTTCCCTGCGTTTAAGAAGAGGATGGAGGAGATCGCTGGCCCAGCTTGGCCTGCTATCAAGGGGAACATTGGTGACCTGTTTGAGCAGTCCAAGGCGTGGCACACTAACCTCACTGAGAATGGGATTCTCACTTATCATGGAACCAAGGTCTTCTTCATGCCTAATGAGCGTGGAGAGATTGGTTATGATCTGCGGTATGCAGGTACTGGTGAGGGTGCTGCCTATCGTGGGTGGGGTATCTATACCACGAAGAAGGTGGAGATTGCTGAGAGTAACTACGCTGAGAGGTTAGCGAGGAAGGCGAATGAGCGTGAGGGTGTGAGTGGGGAGAGAACTATCATGATAGGTGATCGACCCCTTAGCAATCGCGACTTGACACAGATCTATGGTTATACCATAGGGGATGTTGCCACTCTTCTCAAGATGAAAGACCCTAAGTCGATAGAAGGTGTGCTCACTAATAAGGCCGTTGAGTTTGGTGCATACCTGGAACGTCAGATAGAAGGTATGAAGCACTCCTTAGACATAGGTAGGAAGCTAGAGCGTGGAAGAGAGCAAGCAGTACAAGAAGGCCGAGCAACACCTGCGAGCCTAGAGGCTATGAGACTAGAGAATCGCCATAGGGAGGAGGCCTATAAGAAAGAGATCGCTAAGGATCAAGCGAAGCTAGATGCCCTTAATGAGTTCTCTAAGATGATGTATGAAGGGAATGGGGTTAAGATCAAAGAGCCGGTTGGCGCTAAGTATAAGGCTGTCGTCTACGAGACCCGCCACCTGCCTGAGGTTGAGGAGAAGTTGCTTAACCTCGATACAGAGCTGAAGCCTGAGCAGCGGACAGCTATCGTGGGCGCGCTTGACAAGATCGCTAAGAAAGAGACCAAGGGTGGTGATAAGGACTGGTTAGCAGATCTTGTTGATGTGCCTACTGATCTGGTGCCTGAGCTTAGGAAACGAAATAGCCAGTATATAGATGGCCTTATCACTCGCGATGAGTATAAGCAGTTCATACATAATAGACTGAAACAAGAGACTGAGCTTCTTGATATACTTAGGGACAAAGCAGATGTAACAGATCCTCTTTGGAAAGCCTCTGGCTACAAAGGAATGAGTACATATGAGAGGATCACTTTGCGTAGGACTATCGAAAGCTATATGCGGTTTGTAGAAGATCAAGGTCCTGACTTTCTATTTAAGACAGATAGTAGAGTTGCACAACTAAGGGATGTGCTTAAGAGTGAAGAGACGGCTAAAGCTGGCGCAGATGTAACTGTTGACAATGACGGCTTAGGATTGCCATTAGCATATGACATAGAGAGCCCCCACACTCAGGGTAAGATCATCGCAGAGGCTGGGCAGATTCTTACTCAGAACCTAGCCAATGGGCTATCACGACAGTATGGGATAAGTAATGTAAGGGTTGCGCCTAGCGGCATAGGAACTGAGCGTGTTGTTAGGATAATGGAACCTAAGGGAAAGATGACTGGCCACGACGTTCAGTATAAGCTGTGGGAGATCTTCGGCAACGGAGATACCCATGCCACTGGTGCTCGTAAGGCAACGTCAGAGTTCCTCCGAGACGAAGCTGGTATCCCTGGGAACAAGTTCGTCTCTCAGGGCGGAGGCGCTGAGACATATGTCTGGTTCGACCCTAAGCATGCGCAGCCTGTGCGAGAGTATACGCTTGATAGCCTCGGCCTTCAGCAGACCTACGAGGGTCTGAGGGATATGGTTAAGCGTGGCAGGTTGCATCCTGCTGTATATCCACAAGGTATCCAGAAGCTGATGGGTGACCTTGCATCTGGCCTGCAGGTGAAGACAGTGCTAGATATATTCGGTGGCACTGGGCGTATTGGGAAGATCAAAGAGTATGGCTATGATGGGAAGGTCATCGCCAATGAGCTAGAGCCAGCTTGGGGTGGTGTGCGCACTACTGATCTGCACAAGACGAATGGAGTTGACGTCTCGATCATAGGTGATGCGAGGAAGATCGATCTACCCAATGAGTCGGTTGGTGCTATCATGACGTCACCCACTTATGGCAACGAGATGGCACGGACTGGCGCTAGCCGCACGGAGAGCTACCAGGCATTTGCAGGTGGTGAGCTTAAGGAGGGCAACACAGGTGGTATGATCTGGGGCCCTGAGTATGAGGCGTTGCATAAGGAAGCGTACAAGGAAGCCTTCAGGGTCGTGGAACCTGGTGGTTACTTCGTACTGAACATGAAGGATAGGTTTAAGTCAGATCGCATACCCAAGGCCAACTCCACTGTTGCGGTTGAAGGTGGGGTTATGAAGGCCACTGACTGGCACACCAAAGCACTTGAGGCTGAGGGCTTTAAGTTTGTCAAGCAGTATAAGGTGGAGGAAGGCTTCGCCACATCAGCTGCACATGAGGTCAAGCGAAGGAACACAGTTGGATATGAGGATGTAGTGGTGTTGCAGAAGCCTGTTGCTGATGGGCCTAGCCCCTATGGATCAGGTGTGACGTTCGACTTCATGGGTGGGCAGCAGGCCACTGAGGCGTTGTATAAGCTGTGGCGCCGCACTCGAGATGGGAAGACCACTCTCGGCTCCGACAAGTTGAAGGAGGCGTTGCTTGGGAAGGATGGGAAGGAGTGGCTGCATGATAGGTTGCCAGATCCTGACGCGATAAGAGTGTGGGAGAGTGAGGTGCGCCAGCCTATGCGTATCGCACAGAAGATCGGTGGGAAGGCCTTCGACTTCGTGACCAGATGGAACATGGCTGACCTTAGCTCAGTGCATAAGTTTGCTGCAGCTGGTGGGGATAGGGATGTGCTCAATGCTATCTTCGGCCAGCTGGACAAAGCAGGGCGCCTAGAGTTGGGGAAGGTAGTTGAGAACAAGGCCAAGGCTTCGAGTGAGAAGGTTGCCACAGCAGCTGGACAGTTGAGAGACTGGTTAGATATGATGTGGGATGAGAAGATTGCCACCACTAAGGCTGACTTCAAGAGCCACCTTAAGCCTGAGGAGTATGAGGCTCTGATGCAGGTTATTGAGAAGAAGTATAGTCCAGAGACTATCTTCTCTAAGTTTGATGAGAAGGATGCCCATGTTCTGCGTGGCCTCGTAGATGATTTTAGGGCATTGGAGAGCAAGTACATCCCCGACTATATGACCCACTTCGAGCGTGGCTCTATTGTGCTGAGAGATAAGGAAGTGGGTGGGAAGGTAGTGGCAGTTGGTGTTAGCAAGGCTGATGCTATTCGTAAAGCGCAGCGCATCAAGGAAGCTGACCCGAGTGCTGAGTTGTACATGGACACTAACTTCATGAAGGATATGCCTCAGGGGATAGGACAGGGACAGTACTTCTCTGTCCTCAAGCGTCTCTCTGATAGCAATGATAAGATCCTCAAGGAGATCAATGAAGGGATTGCGAAGGGTGAGTCGACACTCGCTGCGAAGCGTGCAGTGCGTGGCCTCTTCATCATCAAGCCTACTTACAAGTTCAGTGCGTTTGAGAAGAGACGCTTCGATACACTGGCGGGTGAAGAGGATGTCTCCAGTGTGCTGTTCAACTACGCATACACCATGAGGAGGAAGACAGCTCTTGATCCTCTGATTGCTGAGGCCAGAGGTATCATTAATAGGGACTACGCAGGCCAGCCGAACACGCAGGAGTTTCTGCGCACCCTCATTGAGGATACTAAGGGTCGCTACCATTGGCAGGACAAAGCAGCTGATGATCTGATCAGATGGATTGGTCGAGAGACTGGCATTGAGCGAATGGAGACAGCCAGCATGACGGCCACTAAGGGTGCTGCCTATGCGCGTGCTGCTGAGGGTATATTGAAGCTGGCATATAGGCCCATCGCTGCAGCGTTCAACTATCTTGGTGGTCAGGGGAACGTGTGGACGCAGAATGGGACTAAGTATTTCTCTGCCGGCTATAAGTTCCTCGCCTCTAAGGAAGGCAAGCAGTTCATCAAAGAGATGGAACCTATCATGGGCCAGACGTTTGCCCATGAGGGAGAGTCGCTGAAGCCTAGGCATGAAGTGTTCAAGGGTTTGCCCTGGTGGACACAGCCTATGGGTATGTTCGAGAGGCCTGAGATTCCGAACCGTTCTATTGGGCTAGCTGCACCGTACCTGATGGCCCGTGATAGTGTGAAGAACGGAGGCCTTGGGATGGGAGAAGCGGAGGCTCGTATCTATGCGTTCCAACAGAACGTATTCTCTCAGGCCACCTACAACATAGCCAACCTGCCCTCGATCCTGAGGTCGCCTGTTGGTAAGACGATGGGCCAGTTCAAGACATACATGATTAACCAGCTGGAGTTCATGGCTCACTTGTCTGCTCCCCAGGCGGGACGCTTCTTGATGGTGCAGGCTGCACTGGGTGGGCCTCGCGCTATTGTAGCCATGCTCAAGGCTGCCCCTGTCTTAGCGATGTTCGGATGGTGGGGAGAGATAGAGCAGTGGATGGATAAGAACTATCCCCGCGCATCTCGTGGAGTTGGTGGTATGCTGGGCATTGATGTTACTGGGCCAGCTGCCTTACAGATGCCACAGTCTATGTCCGACTGGGCTGGGCCCTTCATCAGCGATATTGTGAAGACCTATAACAATGTACTCAAGAGCTACATGGCAGGAGAGAAGATGGCTCCTCGCACATTCAAGGAAGGTGTGGAGTTCAGCACCTCCATCGCAGAGCAGGTGAGTCCGTTGATGAAGACGTGGCCCAAGCTGCTCATTGATAAGATGGCTACACCTGGACAGAATGGCTACATCATCAAGGACCAGCGTGGAAGAGAGATCTATCGGTTGGAGAATGTAGACATTGCGAAGGTGGTGATGGGAGCTGAGCCCCTCGAAGCTGCTCGCATTAAGCAGTTTGAGAGTAGGGAGAAGCAGCACGCTGCACAGCTGAGCAAGCGCAAGGCCTACGTTACAGATGCTGTTGTCGATGCGCTTAACGCGGGAGAGGTTGTGCCACCTCACGTCTGGGATGAGATGTTCACACTTGGGATTAGATCCTCCACCATCAGGAGAGAGATGAAGATGCGTATGCTCTCTCCTGAGGCGCGGAGGATTATACAGACAGAGATGCTCAGACGGGGAGAGATAATGGAGGAGTTCCCGAAGCCTGCGCAGTGATCTTTTTCAACTCGTTTGTTAGATAGCCATGCACAACAGTGGCTACAAGACGATAGCGATTGACACTTACGCTACGAACCTCGCTAAGCTCTCGAACAAGACTTGCGACTGCGCGGAGTGCATTTGTAAGATCGCTAATGGAGGCTATGTCGTAGGTCTTCATTAGCTTTCCTATCTCTTGTAGCCACTGTCTATGTGTAGGCAGCGACCACCCTTCGAAGAGCGCGTCTTCAATGTAGTAGTCACACTCACCTTGCTTATCCCCGTGAGCCTTGGTGCACAGGAAGCCGTGGATCAGATCACAGATGCCCTTCATCTCTTCCGAGGGAGCAGGGTTCATGGTGGCTATGATGTCCACCTCCATGATCTTACCGTCCTTCATCAGGCTCTCGAGGATGGCAGCCATGTTCTCTTTAGTCATATCCTTGATGTTCACTTGAACTTAATCCTCCTCCCTTGTTTGTCGATGTAGTATGCGTTAGGGCCAGGCCAGTCGTGGATAACTGTTACGTCATACTGGAGGCCATGCTTCTTGAGGATAGGCATGAAGCGCGCCTTCTCAGCATCACTCATAACCCCACCAGCAGGTTGCGCCTTGGCCCTCTCCCGCATCTGACAGTCGAGGATGCCCACCGCTATAAAGCAGAGTATGCCTGTCAGCCAGACGAATATGAATAGACGTGTTATCATGGCTATCACCAATGGTTGGTATTAGATACGGCCCGTATCCCTTATTATCTTCTTGGTTCCCCTATGCTCAATAGAGACAAAGCCCATACCTTCGAGTGTAGTGATTGCACGCTCCAACTCATCTCGGTCTGAGTCGTAGTAGAAGCGCCTCAGGATTTCACCAAACTCCAGCTCCTTCATGTTCCTCACGAGCACCAAGATGCGACTGATAATGTCTCCGATGGGTGCTCTACCCATACCACCGAAGGTGTTACGCATTGTCTTCTCCGCACTCTCCAACATAAACAAGGCACGTTCGAAGTCTTGTACATCCACTCCCATGCTGTTGCTTCTGCTTGCACTTAGGATAGTGGACATCTTCAACAGGTGTGTGGGCCTACGTTCGATGTAGCCTGCGAACCTCGCATCTTCAAAGGGAGGATGCTCTCCGCTTGTGGTGTACCAGTCTACCCACCTATCGAGGAAGGCGCTTGTGGGTTTGAACTCTCCTTGGAGCATGGCGATCTGCTCAAGGTCAAGGAGTAGATCCTTTTCAAGTGCTCGCTCCTCAGCAGTGAGAAAAGGCGCAGCGACAATCTTGCTTTTCTCTCGCTCGAATATGAAGACCATTCGACTTGTAAGTCCACCACCGATAGCGTCACGTGGAAGGGTAGTCTGCAATAGTTCCGGAGTCGTAGCTCCGATAAGATTGACCCAGACTCCAGTGATGTCATCTGTGCCCATGTTTTTAGTGCGGTACGTCCAGTGGTCACGACAGTCGTACCAGTCTGCGAGGTCTGCCATGAGCTGTTGATTGTTATAGCCCAGAAACACCGTGAGTTCTTGGCTATAGATTGACAGGCTGCTGTGCATAGTGATCTTTCCAGATGGGTCGATCTGCGTATCACTGCTCTGCTTCATCTCCCTTATGAGTGCTTCCCGTGTTATAGCTTCGGCACTCATCTTGATCCCCATCTCCTTGAGGAACTTGAAGCCAGGTCCCATAGCTGTGCCCTTACGACACTTACCACTAGGGCCCACCAGGACTATGTACATATTAGGATAAAAGGTCAGCGTCCCCCAGCTCAATTGCACTTTCCTCTTCAAACAACTCGCCATCACTGAGATCGCTACCCACGCTTTGTAGCTTGTCGGAGGCTCGCTGTTCTTCGTATACTTCAGATAACCGTCGAGCCAGTCCGGTAGTTTCCGAGTACTCATTTATTTTCACTCCGCTCATTGTCTTCTTATTTAACGAGAGGCCAACCGACAGGTCAGCAGGGATAACGAACTCAGTGCTCCGCCATCTCAGTGGAGTCTGCAGCGAGTCCCTGATGCGAAGGAGACACTCCGCTTGTTGCTCCCAACTGAACAATAGGTAGTTCATCTGGAACGCGATAGCGTCGTGTATCTGGTTCAAGAGATCGACAGGTCTAAAGGTTGACTGGTTGTAATAGATATAGTTAAGTCCTCGCTCGTTAATGACGTCTGCGACAGTACTCTGAGGGATGAAGGCGTAGGATTCTTTAAAGAGTTCATCTCCCCAGCGGTCAAGGAAGACGCGTCTACGACCCATGCAGTTCTCGAGCGTACGATCTTTACCGAGCTTCGCTCTGATCCAAGCGTGATACTGACGGACACCTGGGTAGACATGGTGGTACCTTTCCACGAGAAGTTTACTGTCTCGTTCAGTTAGCTCAGTCACAATGGCAAAGCTTTTGTAACCGAGATCGTAGTTCAATGAGTGGTTGCACTTCTTTCCCCAGAACCTCCAGGTGAAATCAGCGCCACCTACTGCACACTTCACACCATCTTTGTCCTGCTGCCTCACAACATCAGGGGCGAGGCCACTCAGCATGGAACCAGTCTGTGAATGAATATCAACTCCGCGCTCAAAGGCTGCTATCATCGCAGGCTCTGGGCTAACATAGGCAACGATCCTGTTTTCCGCTTGCGACAGGTCGAAGTTGTATATCATGCACCCTTCGTCCGCGAGGAGGAACCGAAGCATCTGGGGAGGTAGATTCTGCATATTACCTCCGGTTCCAAAGATTGTCTGACTACTTGATAGACGGCCGTTCCTAGATCCAGCTGGATTGAAAGCACACCGCAGTCTCCCATCCGTGTCAAGCTGCATATCATAGTAAGTTCCCTTAAGCTTGCTAAGCTTTCTGGACTCAAGCATGATAGATGCTTCTCGAAGTCCTTTCCTAGCAAGTCTTTTAAGAGCATCACGATCGGTACTGACCCCACCAGTCTTGCGGTTGACGTAGGGCTTGATACCTTTCTTGACGTAGAAGTGGTTCGCGAGTTGTTTGGGCGAGTTGGCGTTGAGCGGGTAGCCACACACTTGGTGGAGCTCGGCTTCCAGGGCGGCGAGTTTTTCTTCTGCTTCTTTGCTTGCATCTTGCATCCCCTTTGTGTCCACCTTTATCCCACGCTCCTGCATATAGACAAGAGGTTGGATGATGCTTACTTGTCGTGCGTATGTATCTCCGTTCACCTGTCTGTCCAGTTCCTCCATCAGCTTCGGCATAGCTTCGAAGCACACAGCACTATCCTTAGCGTTGTACTGCCAGAACGTATCATCACTGCCACCGAACTTGAACCACTTCTTACCCTCATCCTTGTAGTATGGCTCTCGCGTCCAGATGCTTGTTATAAAGTCGAGGCCCTTTGGAAAGTCTGGATAGGCGGTTGCGCAGGCAACCATTGTGTCTGCTACAGGCTCCACCCTTAAACCAAGTTTCCTGAACACGAAGGTAGCATCGAAGACGATGTTTTGCCCTATCTTTAGTACGGATGGGTCTTGCAATATACGAGCGAGTTCCAGCCATATCTGAGCCTCCTGTTCAACGGTGAAGTAGTCATCGCCTCTCTCCCTCAATGGGATAGACATGGCGTCGAAGGGGTCGGGTGCGAGGCTGAAGCAGCTAACCTCTTCATTGACCACTTCAATGTCGAAGCCCGTAATGTTCTGGATACGCTTCATGTAGTTGATAGCGTCCAGAAAGCTGGGCCTGATGTGCAGCTTGCGAACAGGCAGACGGATGTCTGGGAAGTTGCTCTCCTCTCTTATGCGCTTAAAGTCGAACGCAATGAAGTGCGTCCATATGTACTGGCGCAGGGCGGCCGCTGGATGTATCGTAGGAATGACCTTAAATGTCTGTCCATCGATAGTTGCCTCAAGGATTGACCCTCGCCTCTTAGTAATGGCGGTCTTGCCAGTAAGAGCATACAAAGGGATATTGCCCGTGGGGACAAGTACATTGGGACGTATCCTTGCAATCTCTTCGAACAGATAGCGTTCATAGGCTTTGTACTCCGCGGTATAGGCTGGGCCACTCGGCCCGAACTTGATGAAGCAGCTTGCGTCGTTGTTAGGTGGTTGTTCTCTTATCACGTTAGTAACATACACACTGCTCCGCATGATGCCAGCAGCGTGTAACAGCTTGTCCATCAGCTCCCCCGCCATGCCACAGAATGGAGTGTGGCGACCAGTGCGCGCAAAGGCTCCAGCTTCATTGGAGCCCCAGCTCTCGCCCACTATCATGATCTTGGCATCAGGAGGACCAACGCCAGGTACTAAGTTCATTGGCTACTCCTTAATAGGATTTGTACTCTCCAGGTTTCCCAGTGTGTACTCTCATGACGTAGGAGTCTTTGTACTCCTGACTAAGATCACTACCAAAGGCTGTGAGCCCAAGGTTGCTCGCCGCCAACAGAGTGTTGCCACTACCGAGAAACGGGACAAGGATGCGACTTCCTTCCCAACAGAATGTAGAGATAACTTCTTGGATGAGCTCGATAGGCCGCTCTGTAGGATGGATCTTCTTTGTGGGCGGGACAGCTTTGTACTGAAAGACATTGCCTCTCCCCTGTTTCATCAGCGTAGCGTTGCCCTTGCGTGCGTAGAAGAAGGGTTCGTACTGGTTGGCCAGGTGCATAGCTGGGTTCATAGTCTGGCCCGTCTCCTTAATCCACATACCACAGAGGCGACGTGTTGAGAAGCCAGCCTTGCTGAGGATCATGTACATATCTTCGATCCAAGGCTCGATAGCGAACCACATCACAAGCCACGACGAGTCAGTCATGACACGGTAGCACTCACGCACAGTGCGGTCGATGAAGTGGAGGTAGTCCTGTTGATCCACCTCATTGTATGTATCTTCGTTGTACTGAGAGATGTCCTGCTTCTTCTTCAGCCCCATCAGGTCGATGGCATAAGGGGGATCGATCTCACAGAAGTCAATGCTCTTATCGGGTAACTGTTTCGCCAGATCAAAGAAGTCAGCCACGATATACCTATTGGACAGATCAGTTAGCTGCTTCTCCATGGGAGTGCTTGCAGTCTTATCCTGTATGCGCTTGGCCAGCTCTCCACGGATCATAGTTTCGCTCATCTTCTTCATCATCTTGAGCGCTTCGTCTCTCGTCTTAGCCTGTTGCAAGATAGGGAACGCCTCAACTGCTTCGGCTAACTGGAGCTCAGCAGATATCATGCGCTGGTTCACGCCAGTCATATCAGCTGTCTTCTGTTGCGACCAGCCCTTGGCATCGGGGCTAGTGCTCACTTTACGTCCCTCAGTTGCAATGCCCAGCTCATGGATCTTCTTGCGGAGGCGGGTCTGCTCGAGCCAAGTCATATCCTTGCGGTAGACGTTCTCGCACAGTTCGATGAGAAGCATCTGGGTATCGCTGATGTCTGCAGGGTACACTCGGACGGGAATTTCAGAAATGCCTGCCTTCTCAGCAGCCTTCATTCTCCGGCCGCCAGCTAGAAGGATAAATCCACAATTTTGAGGGTCTGCCTTCACAGCCAGTGGTTGGATGATACCTTCTGATTTCATGCTATTGGCGAGGTCAGAGAGGTCACCGTAGTCTTCACGAAAGCGAGCTCCCACACTTATCTGGGAGCGTTGGACAGTTAACATTTCGATAGCCATGCGTTACTCCTTCTTGTTCTTTAACAGTAGGGCGAGCATATCTGCTGGGCTCATGCTCTTCATCAGCTGTTCGACACTCATTCCGCTGCTCTCAGGCTTAGCGGACTTGGTCTTCTTATCCACATGGACTTTCTTTGGAGTCCGTCTGCTCTGGCGCATATCCTTGAGGAGGGCGTACAGCTCATCCGTAGGCATCTGTGTGATGTCTTGCTTGAGGTCTTTAAGTTCCATGTTTCTTCTCCTCAATCTTCAGCATCAGGTCCCTCGGGCGAAGCTTCCTGCTTATCACTACTGCGATCACCTTCTCCCCATGCTCTTCAATCAGGTTGAGCATATCTTCTACAATGATGGCGAAGAGGGGACCGCGTAGACCCCAGGGGATGAGGTCTTGGATACGCTTCTGTTGCTCGAGAGTGATGTCGATGGATAAGCGGGGTACAAACTTATCACTCATGATTGTTCTCCTATTACCAATGAATGGTGGAAGGGGACGTGACGATCTGCTACTCTCGCGGCTTATCCACCGCCTTCCTGCGGGTTAGCAGTGGCAGCATGGGGCCCTTCACAGACGTCTCCGCCCCCTTCCACTGGTGGTAGAACGGGAACAAGGGGAACCGCTCTACTTCCCAGTCACCCACTTCTTGACACGGTTCTGCTTGCCGTACTCATCGCTGTCTTCCTCGACGAGGATGGCCCAGCCATTGGCGCCCTCGAGGTCAGCGGGGTTGAAGCCCTTGGACGTGTCCACTCCGAACGCCTGAAGAGCGTTGCGGATGGCGAGCTTGCGGTTGTTCTTCTTCTTATCATCGTCAGCATCGGTAGGGAACATCATGACATGGCTGATGTCCTTGGTGAGGGGCTCGTTCAAGATCTCCATGCGAAGCTGGAGGTACTGACCGCCCGTGTTCTTGCTCGTTGCCACCTTCGCCTCCATCACTCTGACCTGGTACTCACCAGCGGCGACGGCCTTCAGTTCCTGTGCATCATCGAGACCCAGATTGACAAATGTTCCTTCGCTCATTACTAAAACCTCCTATTGTGTTGTGGTAGTTATGCCTATGACCGCCTGGTCATTTCAGCCTTGCTCATCTTGTGATCTCCGCACCAGTCTGTGGGGAACACAGCTGGCCACCCTTCCTGCCCCTTGGGGGCGTGTCTGCGGCAGCGCATACCTGCGTAGTGCATACACAGTTCGCAACGCTGCATATTGTTGGTTTCTTTATTCCAGTTATCACTGGGGATGGGCTTGGTAGGTACCCAATCCTTGAGAACCATCCCAGGGTACGTCTCTTCCACAGTCGGCACTGGGTTATCCTTAGGCCCAAAGCCTCCGATACTAACCTTCTTAGCCATGTTGCCTCCTACTTAAACAGTGGTTTGTCGTTTGTAGGATAGCCCGCCTTGGCGAGCAGCTTCTTGATGTCCTGGTCTTCGTACATAGCAAACTTTCCACCTGCGCCGAGACGTGTGCGCGCCCTATACAGGCCAGTGTTGCGGGTTAGCAACTGATAGTTGACGCCCCCACTGGTTTCCTTGGTCTGCGCACAGTAGATCTCGTCGAAGAGCAGGGGGATCTTCATTCTCGCTGTCTTGCCCGTGAACAGAGGGCCGACGAACATTCTCCCTGAGGCCTCATCCTTGTCCACATCTTCATGGCAGATAAGGATGACGTCGCAAGGGAGCGTGACCATATCCCTGATGGCAGCTGCGATCATAGCCATTGTTGGGCTGTAGTCGTTCTGCCAAGGATGGCCACCAGCTCGCCCCTCTTTCTTCAGCGTCACGTTCATAGCTGCGTCACTCCAGGTCGTTGCGCTGTCGAGGCAATAGGTTCCGAAGTTCTGGAAGAAGCCACTTCTCTTCCTCTCGTGATAAGCCTTGTCCCACGCCACAAAGGTAGACGGACTCTTGGGGTCCTCCAGTTCCCATCTGTTATCAGCCACGATCTCGCCCCTGTCGATAGCATCTCGGATAGTCTTCGTCCCACCAGGGTCGAAACTGTCGATGAAGACCGGCAGCCTGCAGGTACGCAGCAGGTTCGTCTTACCCGTTCCGAAGCTTCCGTAGATGATAGCGTTGAATGTCTTGGCTGTGTTGCTCTCCTTGTACATAGCCTGGAGCTCAGCCACCTCTTTTTTAATATCTAGTGCCACTTGCGATCACCTCCTCAGTTAACAGGGTTTCGGTTTCTTGACAGGACCCACGTTCTCTCACCTCCTCTCTAGCTTTCATCAGTTTGTAGATGGCACGCTCAGCGAGGCGCTTAAGGCCACGGTGGTAGCCGTCGCCCTTGTTGAGCCATGCGTCTATCTGCTCACCATAGGAGACAGGGTTAAGCAGCATCTGTTGAAGCTCACCCATATACTCGTTGAGCTGAGCCTCCCTTGCTTCCATTCTTTCTTTCCTATTCCTAGGCTTTCGAGAGCTCATTGTTGTTTCTCATACCCCCTTTCCGCTAGTTGTCTGCAATCAGGGCAGAAGATGCGGAGCAACTTGTTCGGCGTCCTTCCCACCTGAATGGTGTGCATCTTCTCACACATAGGACATTTGGCCTTCGCCTTCTTTCCAAATAGTGATTTGCTCTGCTCCCTGTATGTGGCTATTGTTTGTTCAGTGTGCTTTCCCACGCTACTCCTTCAGGTTGAATGTTACCTTTGCAGGCTGGTCTTCGATGTTGCTAGGATCCCACCACCTCTGCGTGCAACCGTGAGGGGGCTCTTCTGCATATTGCAGAGGGTTGGCCCAACTCATACAATAGGCAGTCCAAGGGCAACCGAAGTACTTTGTACACGACTGGGTGTTCTGCTTGAAGGCGAACAGCACTGGTTCGCTATCTTTGCACACGCTCAGGTGCTCCATATCTTCCTCGAGGTTAGCGATCCACTGCCAGACGTTCCAGTACCAGACGTTCATCATCTTCTTTGTCCGCCTCGCAGGGACACGCTTGTATTGAGTCTTGGTCTTGTTGAAGATAGCACCATTGATGACTACACCCGCATCCTTCACCTGCTCTTCAGGGAACAGGCAGAACAGGACGTGGTTGTAGGTGCCCGTCTGCATATTCAGGAGCCACTGATCCATCCACTGGCGCGTCAAGGTGCTGCCCGTCTTGTGCTCCAAGCTGCCAATACCATCCTTGTGTCTGAGAATAGAATCCATCCTGAAGTGCATGACACGCTTTTCTGTGATAGGTACGGTGCCCGCTATTTCCGTGTAGAGCACTTCAAACTCATCGTTGCGGTACTCGTTGCAATAGCCGATGAGGGCGTTGAGAGCATTGTCTGGTGTCTTGGGTGCCCTGAGGATGTCGTCTTCAGGGGCGAAGTACTTTCGGTAATGAGTGTTGAGCAAGTTCCACGCCTCTGCCACGCTTTCCTTGCTATAGCCGTGGAGCAGCAGATGTTCCATCGCAAGGTGCCACGCACTCCCGAAGATCAGGTGCACGTTCTCTGCCTCACCCTGCCAACCAAGGATGTACTCGTAGAAATAGCGACGAGGGCAGTCTTGGTAGGTCTGGAGCTTAGTGCTGTCCACTATATCCCACGTCTTATGTTGAGGTATCGGATAGCTCATGGTTACACCAACTTGTCCACGGTCTTGAAGAGCACTTGGATGGTCTTCTGCATAGCCTCAATGTCCTTGAGAGTCTTGGCCATTCTCTCTTCTAGGTCCTTGTTCCTTTCGAGAAGCTTTCTGTTCCCGTACTCGAGTTCCGCGATTTGCTTCTTCAGCGACAGGTACTGGTTCATTCCCATCTTGCTTCACCTCCCTAACAGTGATATTGTCCTTCCCACTTAGGAAGTAGTTAGCGATTCTATGGGTCTTATTCATGCCCAGTTTCTTGGCCAGCGCTATGAACGCTAGCTGCACAGCATTATCCAAACTCGAGGCCCATCTGTATATTGTGTGTACCTCGCCTTGCCAGTTCATTGTTACTTTGAAAAGCGTCTTTGGACGGGAAGATGAAATCTTCATGCCACACCTCACTGCTCGTGAACACTTTGATTCCCAGTTCCAGCGCCAACGCTACCTCGGCATCTGCACCCTTGCTAGGGCCAAACAGACGCACGAGGTAGTCGCACTTCTTCAACAGCTCGTTATCGTAGGCATACCACCACGCTATGGGCTTGGGAAACTTCTCATGCCAGAAATGGGACAAGTGGGGGATCAAAGGGAGACCACCCTTCTGTATCACCTTCTCCCCCACGGCCATAGCGTTGTAGACGTTCATCTTTTGGTGACCCTGTGTATAGGGCCCTGCGATATAAACAAGTGGTTTGTTGTTCACGCTTCACCCCCCTCTGGCTTCTGCTCAGGCAGTGGAGGGGGCACGTCGCCTTCCACGGACAGGTCTGACACATCTCTTTTCTCCTGGTTCATAGTGATGATCTTCGGCTGATCCTCCAGCTTCCACATAGGCTGGGTGCCACATCTTGCACACGCCAGTCTGTGTGGGAGCATGATGAGAGTGGGCTGACCAGTCGGGCTCAACAGGGCAGGGCATCTTCGCAACTGCCTAATCTCGAGGAACTCATCGCTCCCACAATCGCAGGTGTGTATCTGCAGACTCATGGGATCTGTTCTGATGGTAGGTCCTTGCCTATTCATTCTGTTGTCCATGCGCTCCTGTCGCCTCCTTTCTTTTCTATTCCTAGGTTCCACGTCTGACTCCTTTCACCAATCATTGGTATTAGCCAGCCCCACATCTTTGGGACTAATGACTTCAACAAGTACTGGGAAACGAGGCACATGGTCCTTGCTCAAGTGTTGGTACTTAATGTGGGCTACCTTGCCAGGGAGTGCACTGCGCTCAGCCCATAGCGCAATGCGACCCTCTCTGGTCAAGGCAGGCCCACTGCCCACTTGAAAGGAGGTGCCCATATCATCTTGGCAAATCAGCGCACCGAGTGCGTTCTTCGGCTCACCGTGGATGCTGATTTCTTCTACGCTTCCAACTATCGTATAGAAATCTTCCTTGCGAGGTTTGAACTTCATGATCTGTGTGCTTCTCTTCCGTACATACTGACCAAAGGGATGCCTCACGATAACGCCTTCATAGCCCATCTCGTTGTAGTCGGCCATCAGTTGCATAATCTGTTCTACGTTGTGGGCTAGCTCAAAGGGAACAACCTCGATCTCAGGCCCAGCCTGCATCATCATGCTTTGCACGAGTTTGAGACGTTCTAGCTGGAACCCCTGGTTGACGATGTCGAAGACGTGGTATTGCATCTCGCCGTAGTCCATGCTCAGGGTCTTTGTTCTTCCCACGATGCTCCTGATGTCTTGATGAAGCATCCCATGTGTATAGAGCTCACCATCCAGTTCAACGTGAGTGAGGTGAAGCGCCTCAAGGGCACGCTTGATGTGGGGAACGGATTGTACCTCGTTCTCCTCACTTGTTAAGAGCGTCACGTTGCCACTTCCATCGAAGATTGCACGGCAACGATCTCCATCAAGTTTGGGCTGTACAATAGCCGCAGGCCAAGTCTTGAGGCGCTTCTCCTCGAACGGATAGCAGAGCATGATTCCTTTTCTACTCATCTGTCTTCCTCTCGTAGATGACTTCGTCAGGCTTAATCTTCTTGACAGATATTATGTCAAACGCACTTTCATGTAGGGTGAACTCAACTGTCAGAATCTCCCCTGCGCGCATCACCATATCTCTGTCAATGACTATATCAAACCTCATCTTACCAGAGTGGCCAATCATACCTTCCCCTCCAGTATCTTGTCAATCTCATCCTGTGAAGGACTCATCATGTAGAATGCCATGCAAGCGAAGTGGGCCACTTTAGCCATGTCCCTCAACGTCTCCAGCCTACCTCGCCTCATAACCCTGTAGCGTGTCACATACTTACCAATAGCGTCCACGCACTGCGCAGCATCCCAGTGCTGAGCGACTTCATCGTCTGGGAAGTCTCCGTACTGCGGGATGGTATAGTTGTCGATGTGACCTGCTACGATAGTCCTGAAATCTGTCCACTGAGCTCCACGTTCAGACATCTTACGCCTCCAAACATTGTTGTGCTTGTTAGATAGTGACAAAAGAAGGGGCGGGCTGAATCATAGTCATCGGACTCTTTCACTCAATTGTGTTCGCAGTCCCGGGCCTATATCATCAGCTCCGCCCCACCTGGCTAGGGAGGTAGCCTTACTTCGCCTGCTTGTCCATGAGGTCGGAAATGATCTTCTCCTGCTCTTCCTTGCTCATCGTAGCGAACTTGCCAAGCAGAGCCTTGACGGGGTCAACAGTGCGCTCGAGGGAGACACCAGGTTTCCACCCTGCCATAGCCGTCACGATCTCTTCCTGCGTCTTGTTCGCCTCGAGAAGGCGCCGCATAGCTGCCTGTGCGGTGATGTTGGCACTGCGCTTGAAGTTGGAGAACACAACCTCGGCACCAAACTTCGCCACCGCCTCAGCGCAGTCAGCACCGTAATCGAACAGAATGGTTGCCTCTTTGAGAACGTCCCCGATTTCCTTCGTTGCCTTGATCTCAGTCATTTCTGCCATCTTTTCAAATCCTCCTATTGTTTTGTAGTATGGGCGCAAAGCGCTCCAAATTGTGAGACACCATACCACACATTGGGGTAGATGTCAAGCACTTTTACGACTGTTGTTTTGCACAGAGGCTTAGTGAAATGCCCCCACTAGGAAATAAGCCATGCCCATCCAATAGATCGCTACCATAACGTAGTCCAAGCATCACCTCCCTTTGTCTATGCGTTGACCATCAACAATCCCGTAGCTATAGCCACTCCTATCAGTAAATCCAGAATATGGCCTTGGCGTTGGGTCACCTTGCATCACCCCCCTTCCTTTATCATGATGATAGTGGTATCGGAGTTATAGTAGTCACGAGGCTCCAGCTTCTCACGGAGTACATCAACTGGGCCCTTAGTGATGTCTATCTCCTCCGAAAGATGTCGCATCTCATCGTCAGGAATCTCTACTACAAAGACGTAGCTCATTCACCACCTCCTTTCTTCTTGTTCAGCATTGCCCCTATTGCGCCTAGTTCACTGATGATGAAGCTCAGGCTGTAGGGGCTGGTTTCGTTAGACACGTAGTCCTCATACTTCTCGAAAGTGCGCCAAGCGAAGAGGTCTGCCTCTTCCACGGCCCTTCTCGCATCTTCAATGAGTTTGATATAAGCGTTGAGGTCATCCAGATACGCTGCCTTCTCCGCTGCAGTTTCCCTCAACGTGCTAAGTGTCATATTATCCCTCCACTTTGTACCACTGCTTATCTTCAATTGAGTACTCGTACTTCTGCCCTCTGCCAGTTCCCAGTCCAGTGCCCATGTAGATGAAGCAAGCTCGGCACATCCAAGCCCACGGGCCTCTGGCTGTCCTTCCATCGTAGCAAGTGGGCACTTCATCTGGATAGTGGTTGCCAAGAGGCTCATCACATAGGTCACATTTGTCAGGTGGATGACCAGTTATCCGCTTGGCACTCTTCCCCTTCACTACATCAAGAATATCGCCAATAGTCATCATGTTCTCACCTTTCCCGTCTCGACCCAGTAACGCAGGTCATCGAGCTCTTGCTGATAGGTCTCAGCGTCCATGTCATCTTCGTCTTCCATCTCACACTCCATATCTGTCACACAGCCCAGGCTGAAATCCCTAGGCTGTGGGACAGTGGAGCACCCAACTATCAACGCCATAGCAATGATGGTTAGTGCTTTCTTCATCACTTCTCCTCCAAGTACTTCTCGTTAGCGTCGAACCAAGACACATGCTCTACTGTATAGTGCATAGCCCTGGACCTGCATACATAGAAGTCATCATCTACAACAGCACAGATATGTATCTGCCTATTGTTGATATTACCTGGGCCGTAGTAGAGTATGTAGGTTTTACCTACCTTTGGACGCATCGCTATCACCAATCATTGGTGGTAGAAGGGGTTTCATCGAAGGTGAGACGACACAGGAGTTGCATATACCTCTCTTCCAACTTCTCCCTCGTCCACTTCATGATACGAGTGTGGCACAGTTCACAACTGTTGCTCCATGCTTGTATAGTCATGGGGTCGAAGTTCTTCTTACACTCGACGTAGCCAACAGTGCCATTCTTCCGCACATATGACTTGTGTTGACCTTCCTTGAGTTCGGTGGTGTAGACGATGGTGTGGTCACAGTTGCGGCAGAAGCCATGAACTGTAATTACTTTGAACTGCTGGACTGGGCCAGCATGGGGCGTGCCCTTGCGTGTCTTCGGCCCAGATGATGTGAAGGCAGCGGCAACGATGGCGAGGTCGGACTTGCTCATCTTCTGCATCAGTGCATGGAGGAGGTCGATCTTGTCCTGGCCCTTTGCGTTCTTGAGATCGTTGACAGTTGGCTCCTCGTACTCCTCGATACCTTGGCAGAAGTCGTTGTCAAGATCAGGGTCAAAGGCGCTCATTGGGTCTGGTTGTTCAGGTGTGTGGGTGATTAAGAGTATGGGCTGTTCTTTCATTGGGCTGTCCTCCTTGTTCTACTGCTTGTCGTTGTAAGGGGTGGGCACAACTGTCTTTGCCAAGATGCGCCCCAGGCGTTTGTGCCCAGCTTTGGGAAACCACTTGTTCCACCAGGCTGCCATTAACTTGACAGAAGTGGGGTCGCTTTTGACCAGTTCATCCAGTTCTCGCTTCGCAAGGGCTGCATCTGCATCCATGCGCTCCATCAACTCATCTGCTGTTACTCTTGCCATCTTTCTGCCTCCTTATATTAGTTGAACACGTGATAGATACCATAGCAGCCAGAGGCTGTTAAGGCCCGTAATAAAGGCTATCCTGAATATGATAGATTGTAGCACTTTTCCTCCCCCTTTTGCTCCTCACACCATCCATCTTCCTAGGCACATAGTCTATATCAGTGTCTCGAGGTGTGGCCCAGTCGTATGAAGGGTCATGTTTGAGAGCTCGGCTCATCTTGTGTGCGTGAGTTGGAATGTGTAACCTTTCCTCGCCACCTCCCTTGTGGAGGCGACCCTTCTCAGTATGTTTGAAGTATACATCAACTGGCATCATGATAGGAACCCCACTATCGCACTCACAGCGATGAACCAACAGAAGCCACTAAACAAGATGGCCAAGATGACACCGCACCTTCTACATGATACCTTACCATCCTGTCTGTCCAGTTGCATCAGGTGATTCCTCATATCTTCACGATCAAACTTCATAACCCCTCCTCGCACGGCCAGCAGGCGTATAGGCACCAGTTGCGTCAATAGTGTGGGATGAGATGTAGAAGCCCTGCATTGTGGAGGGGACAACGACCTTGTTCTTGTTAGGGCGCACCAGATCGGTGACGCTGAGATGAGCATGATGGCAGAGGTTACGCACCTTGCGCTCCATCACCTGCCTTGCAATAGACAGTGTGGAGCAGACCGCACGGATTGCGCCTTGTCCTTCAGGGTATAGGTCCTGATAGACGCTCGTGAAACCTGTGAAGTGGACAACATAAACTTTCATAATAAACCCTCCCTCATTGTTATAAGCCATTATACCATTAGTTGGGCATCTTGTCAATAAGAAAGCGTAGCGTGCGTGCACAACTAACCATTGACAGGTTTAATGCCAAGTTGCTTGGCCGCCTCAGCAACAGCGGCACGCATCTCTTCATCACTCACAGGCGCTTTGGTTGCTATACGCAGATATGAAGGGTCGAGGCCATCTTCGATGAGTGTCTCAGCCCTTCGTTCGCTGAGCAGCGTGCGAGTGTTGCGCCCAGGCTTACCCATGCCTCCGTATACCTCTTCTAGATAAGTGGCAGCGTCATTGATACTGGTCACCAGCTCTACCTTATTCGCCTTAGTGAGCAGATGACACAGATCTTGAACTGCCATGTAGATGAGCTCGCTGCGTGAGCGAGGGTTGACACCGCTATCTCGGTAATAGCGGTCGATGGTTGCTAGACTGCAGATATCCAACCTAGCCTCAAAGGGTACTGTCCTAGCCATACGACACCTCCTGATGTTGATGAGAAAGCATATCAGACTTTGGGGTAGGTGTCAACCCACAAATGACACAGGTGTGTGTGCTCACTATTCACCTATCATGTGAAATAGGTAAAGGGCACCTATCACCATTGGTTGGTAATAGGTGCCCACGTTTCTAGCCATTGAGAATAACCTTCAACTTGCCCAGCACTGTGTAGTCCTGCTGAGACGCCTCCTTCGGCTGAGCCATGATCTTGTCCCTCAGCACCCTGTAAAGAAGCGCAACATCCGGCTTGTCCAACATCTTGAGATAGTCGTAAAAGTCCACTTGTATCACCTCCTCTCATCTAGGGTTAGCCCTGCCCCTCGACAAGCAAGGGGCAAGACCAATGCTAGATGTGCTCAGCGGTGAAGTTGTCGACTGCCTTCCTCAGTTCCATGAGCCTAGGCATCACCTTGTCAACTGGCCTCCCATCGTAGGCGGATAGGCAAACAAGCATATCCTCAATAGTGGCGATGGCACCTCTGATGCGCTGCATCTTCTCTATGGGCTGCAGATTGTCAATAGGCATGGCTGTTACCTCCTCACCCTATCCATGCGCCTCGTGACCTGGCGCATCTTGCTGATGTTAATGGAGAGGAAATCATAGACGTTATCCCTCACCATCTCCTTGATGATGTGCGCCTTCAGGTCTGCCCTTTCCTTCTCAGCCCTCCGCACATCTTCATCCGCCTGTTCAATAGACTGAAGCATAGCCTCGATGTTCATAGACACCTCCCTATCAAGTTAGAAAGTTAAGAAACGCATCTGCCATAACTATCAGGCAGAGCCCATAGATGATGGCAATTATAACCTTGACGTACCAGTCCATAGATGCCTCCTGTTGGCAAGATGCAAGTGGGCGTTGTGTGGGTAGGTGGGTGCGTGTGTGTGCCACCCAGTCCTTCCCCCATGCACAGTCCCCTTATCCCTTCCCTTATTCTTCTTCTATATATTTTTTTAATAGTAGGGATAGTGGATAAGGTGGCATCATGGATGGGAAGGAGGGGGTGGCACACAGACAGACACACATACACACCCACCTGTTTCCCATCGAGATGCCCATCTAATGCCCACTTCTGGAGACGGATGCGCTTTGCGAGTTGATGTTATTCCTCGTCCTCGGTAGCGTCCGCCGCGACTTTCACCTTGTCCGCATTGTCAAGAATGAAAGTGGCAACCTCGCGGGTGTAACCTGCGGCAATCAGTTGATTGATTGCGGTCTCACGCGGGTCAACCTGGGCACGAGTTCCGGGCTTCGGAACAATCCAGGTGGCGATGGAAGGGATGCCACCTTTTGCCCTGCGAGCCGTTCCCTGCCATTTGACAACCAGTGCCATGATAGCATATTCGAGAACGTCAAGCCAGGTCAAACCGGACAGGTCAAGCGTGAGTTTGGTCTTCACCGCTTCGGCCTCGTCATTCACCTTTGTGCTGATATACTTCACCATCAGTTTGGGCAGTTCCATAATGCACCTCCATTGTGCTAGTTGTGCAAGGTGCATCCGTCCCCAAAGGTGGGCATTAGACGCCATGCTGTTTGCCCGTGTGCATGGTAACACGCTGTTGTCTGGCTGTCATCTTTAATGATGATGTTAGTTGGTCATGTTGTTCACCTCCCGTGTTGTTGGATACATCATCCCATAGATGCACCCATATGTCAAGTACCCCCCCAGTTGGGGAAATGCCCACCCTCACGCAGGGGGAAGACGGTCATAGGGTGCGTAGTAATTTCTACATATTCCACAACATTGTGCGTGCTTCTATCACCATTGATTGGTGATAGCGGGTGTATCGGCTATTGTGAAAGAGCTAGCGAGTGCAATTTCATTCATTTGGGTCTTGACTTCTACACCTGTCTCATGATACCATTTCCATGTGAAGCGGGACTATGTGGAGGGTTTCTGATGGGCCGACATCCTATGGCAGATAGGCAGACGTACCAGATTAGTAAGATGTGGGACGTGCACCATGAGATTGTTCGCCTTGCCAGTTGTGGGGCGAAGCAAGTGGACATAGCGGCCATCCTCAATGTCACGCCGGAGATGGTCTCCTATACGTTGAATAGCTCCATTGTCAAGAGGCAATTGGAGCTTTTGCGTTCTGCGCGTGACGTCGAATCTATTGATATAGCGAAGCGTATCCAGGAGATCGCGTTGTCCGCTGTGGAGAAGATGGCGGAGCTGGTGGAGCAAGAGGATAACAAGGCCATCCAACTGAGTGCGTCACGCGATATTCTGGACCGCGCAGGTCATGGGGCTGTGAAGAAGATGCAGGTAGATGGCCGCATGATGCACTTCACACCTGAGGACCTTGCAGAGATCAAAGCCCGCGCGAAGGAGTTGGCGCGCGAGAATGATATGCTAGAGGAGCGAACCATCGAGGTTGCTACTACATAGCTGGAGGATACATGGAGGTCTGTTCGCAGCACTCCTCATGCACCCAGACAACGATGAAGCATGGGGAGCGTCTCGCAGCACTCGAGACCAGGGTTGACAATATGGAAGAGGTGCAAGCTGGTATGGTTGAACGGCTTGAAGAGGCTGCTAATGGCCTTCGTGCCTTGGCGGGTAAGATCGATGTGGCAGTTAGTGCGGCTAAGCAAAGTGGCTGCCCAGAGACAGTTGATCCTCCTCAGTCATTCACCAGATCGTTGAACACAGCTTGGCGCCATTTCCAAGATAATTTCGCCATGTTCCTCATTTATGGAGGAGCTGGCCTGTTCGCGTGGGCCGCCGTTAAGGCGGTTATTTTCAGAGAAGTGCCACCTATTCTTAAGAGGTTCCTTGAATGACACCTTCTTGCAGAGCATTTCTATATAAGCACGTCGCGAGGGCGGAGGGATATAGTGAGGTTATCTACCCCGACTCAAAGGGGATCGCTACCATCGGTATCGGGCACAACGTCGAGGCCCGCCCACTATCTGGTGAGTTCCTCGCCTACTTTAATCAGTACGGTCGCTTGTCGAAGGAGCTTGTATATAAGCTGCTCGATATTGACCTTGCTGGTGCAATCAGCGATGCTCGTAAGTTGTTCCCTAGGATTGACTCCTTCACTGAGAGCAGACAAGTGGCTCTCTATGATCTCGTCTATAACATGGGCTATACTAAGCTCAATGTCCAGTTCCAACCGACGATTGCTCACGTTAATGCAGGGGAATGGGAGCAGGTAGCAAGTCATCTGGAGAAGACAGCATGGTACGGGCAAGTTGGAAAACGTGGGCCGCGTGTTGTTGCCTTGTTGCGCTTTGGCTAACGCTTTGCGCAGCGAGCACGATCTGGCAGGCCTGGATATATGAGACGGATAATCCCACTATCACAGTAGCGTGGGATGCCGTTGAAGGAGCGACCTATTACGAAGTCAAGACGATCGCTAAGTATCCGACTCAAGAGTGGGTGGTTACGGTTACAGGGACGACTGCTACACTGCCACGAAAGCGAGCTGGACTGTTCAGGTTCGCTGTGCGAAGTTGCAATCCTACTTTTACTCCTAGTTGTAGCGATTGGGCTTATAGTGACGGTCCGACTGCTCGGCTCACCAGGTTGGATGGCGTAGATGTGAATCAACCCTGGGGCGTGTTCTGGAGACTGTCCCCAGTTATTATTCGATAGGAGGTATCATGAAACTTGCACAGAAAAGCATCGCATGGACAGACCCGCAGGCAGGAGAAGGAGTTGCTAACTTCCTCGTCTACTATGCACAGGGGAGTGCGCCGTTCAGTTACGACCTGCCCAGTGTGGCAGTCCCCGCAGTGCCTGGGCAAAGCGAATATGTGTTCAACCTGCCCGGTGGACTCGCCATTGTGGAGGGGGAGGGCACGCTCTGGGTGGCTCCTTCTGACGCGGAAGGGAACATTGCAGACCCTGCTAGTGTGACCCGTTTTTTCGACTTTACTCCCCCGCAGATGGTCACGAATCTGCGTGTGCTTTAGTAGTTACAGCGGTGGGAGCAGCGTTAATCTTAGCAATCATAGGAGGACAGGAGATGGGTGTTATTGAGTATCTGGTTGACCCTAGGATTTTGATTGGGGCGCTTATCGGTGCAGCGATCATGGTTCCTGTTGTGCTGAATAGCCCGCAGTGGTTCAGCTCGAAAGTGGCCGCTATTCAGAAAGCTGGAGTGGATGCGCTGAAGAAGGCGGAAGAGAATGAGGCCATGAAGAAGGCACTCGCTTATGCCAAGGAGCAGGGCCTGTTGAAGGAGTAGCAAGTGGACTTTGCAACCCGTCTTTTCACGGCTAAGGGCGACCTCTCCTCCATGCGAGTAGTGTTCGTGGGAGTGGCCGTCCTAGTCGTGGCGGTTCCTATCATGGCGTGGGCTATTGTCTATGTAGTGCACGATGGGCTAGGAGATGTCCCATCTGGTGTTGTGACGCTTGCTTCGCTAGTGTTCATAACCGTGACAGGTGGGAAGTACCTGGAGAAGAGAGAGGAGCTGAAGACAGATGTACTTAAAGCTGATAGCGCTAGCCGTAGTGGTAGTGGTGTTCACCCTGATGTGGGGAGACCTGCAGGCCAAGAAAGCTAGCATCGCTACCCTGAAAGGTGAACTGGCTGTGGCAGAGCAGAAGATAGTCACCTTTCAAGGGAACGTAACATCGCTTAACGGGATCATAGCTGGTCTCGAACAGAACATCGCAGATATAAAGCGGCAGGCTGCCAAGTGGAAAACCATAGCCACTGAGACCACAGATATGTATAGGCGGATCGTGGCTAACCAGCAGAGCGATAAGCCATGTGAGGTGATCAATGCGGAGTATAAGCAGATGGCTATTGATATTACTGATCAGTTTAACAATAGCGTGCGGGGGAAAGTCCAACGTCCAGCCGCCAACGGTGATCACTCAGAAACCAAAGTACTGTCCCCGCCCAGTGTCCCCGCAGGAGCTGGCGAGGCCGGAGTCGCAGGGCCTGCTGCTCGCTAACTATCAGGCCGTGGTGAAGGCATACCGTGATCTGCTCGTGACCGTGGAGTGCTACGAGGGAGATGAACGACCTTAAAGAAATCATGGCTCGGTGCTGCGCGAGCACAAAGATATCCGCGAAAGTGCTGTTCCCTGAGCGCTTTCATCGGCCCTTCTCTGCGCTCACCGACCAGATCTTTAGAGCGCTTGACGACGATAGCATACAGAGGGTTGTGATTAAGGCCCCGCGAGGTTGGGGAAAGACGTCGATAACCAACTTTGCGTTCCCAGGCCGCCATATCCTCTTCAGGGACAAGCGCTTTATCGTACCAATTAGCAACACTGCTACGCAAGCGGTGATGCAAGCTGAGAATATGAAGATGGAGCTTCGCACCAACACCACTATTAAGAAGCTCTTTGGGGACATTAAGACCAATGCTACGGGTGAGGATGAGGTAGATACCACCTTTAGCAAGGAGATGTGGGTCGCTAATGGAAGCACACTTGTTATGCCTCGAGGTGCTGGGCAGCAGGTTCGTGGAATCTTGTACCGGAACAGTCGACCCGACCTCATCATCGGGGACGACCTCGAGGACTCGGAGGGTGTACGTAGCGAAGATCAGCGCAAAAAGCTCAGTGAATGGTTCTTTGCGGATGTGTGTAACTCTATTGACAGGGGCTCTAAGAACTGGAAAATCGTAGTTATTGGCACTTTGCTCCACGAAGATAGCCTCTTAGCGAAGCTTATTGCCGATCCTGAGTGGCATACCATCGAGATTGACCTTTGTAGCGACGATTTGCGCAGTAATTGGCCCGACTTTATGTCAGATGATGACGTGAAGCAGCTTTATGAGTCGTATAAGAACAAAGGTCAGCTAGATGTGTTCGCCCGTGAGTATCGGGGCGTGCCTATTGCCACGGAAACTGCATCTTTTCGCCAGTCGTACTTCAAAAGCTACGACGAGCAGAGTGATGAGTTCATTAAGGTGAGGAATAGGCTGGAAAATGTAGTGATAATCGACCCAGCGAAGACAACCAACTTCAGTTCAGCCGATTCGGCCATAGTGGGGATAGGGGTTGACACACAGAAAAGCGCCATCTATGTCAGAGACATTCAGGCTGGCAAGTTTCATCCTGATGAGATCTACGATATTGCTTTCGCTATGGCTGATAGGATTGGCGCGAGAACTATCGGGTACGAAGTTACCTCGCTGAATGAGTTTATTACCTATCCGTTCACCACGGAGATGATCAAACGTAGGAAGTTCTACCAGCTTGTCGAGCTTAAGGCAAGGGCTTCGAAAGAAGAGCGCATCGCCATGCTGGTTCCCTTCTATAGGATGGGGTATGTCTATCACAATCCTGCGATTAGCCCAATACTGGAGCAACAACTACTCGCCTACCCGAGGTCGAAAAGGTGGGACGTCATGGACGCCTTTGCGTACATCATCGAGTTACTCGAACTTGGTGAGCGCTACTTTAGCGGAGATGACAAAGAGGACGACCCGCAAGCGATTGAAGACGAGTACAAGGACCTAGAGAACGAGGACAATGAGCCTGTAGCGCAGGGGTGGCGTTGCGCCTAACACCAATGGTTGGTAAAAGGGGATTTGCAGTATGCCTAATATAGTAATGGGAGGACCACAGTCACCCACTTTCTTCAGTCGAGGGCAGAAGATCGACTACAGATATCCTCGTGGTCTTGACCTCGATCCGAACAGTGAACTGCATAAGAAGATCATCACGGAAGTGTGGATGCACTGCAATGACTCGTCTATGCAGATGTCTAAGAGATATCCGTATTGGAAGAAGGTCGACCAGACCCTCACCGCCTATATCCGCCCAGATGATGCGGAGCGTCTTGTTAAGTTGAACGATGATAGGAAGCCTATCAGTATCGTCGTCCCTTATAGCTATGCGACCCTCGAGACATTGCTCACCTACTTTGTAGCGGCCTTCCTTGAGAACCCCTACTTCCGCTATGAAGGTGTGAGCCCTGAGGATATAAAGGGCGCTGCCCTGATGCAGCTTATCGTCGATATGCACTGCATGAGGAACAAGGTCGGCCTTGCGCTGCACACTATGTTTCGTGACTCACTTTCCTATGGATTTGGAGTGGTTGCTCCTAAGTGGACCAAGGAGTATGGGAGCAAGATCGTCCTCCAAGATAGGGTAGCGCCCTTCTTTTCTAAATTCATGGACCTTGGGAAGCAGCGGGTGATGCAGCCTGCGACCCTGTTTGAGGGGAATGAGCTTTGGAACATTGACCCTTACTTATATCTGCCAGATCCCAATGTTCCTATCCATCTGCCCCAGAGGGGTGAGTTCGTAGGCTGGATCGAGATGAGCAATTATCTCAGCCTGCTTACCCTTGAGAAGAACGATAGCGAGATGTTCAACGTACAGTATCTGTCCCAGCTCATCGGCGGCAGTGGGGTTAGCATCTTCAACAAGGCCAAGAGCAGCACTGGCCGTGACACTAAGACAGGAGGTAGCAGCCTTGTTGTGGGTTCTACCACGAGACCGGTGGATGTTATCTGGCAATACATCAACCTCATTCCTGCAGAGTGGGGACTGTCCCGTAACAGTTCACCTGAGAAGTGGCTCTTTGGCGTGGCAGCTGATAAGATTGTTGTCTGTGCAAAGCCTCTGGGCCTGGCGCATAATAAGTTCCCCGTTGCCGTTTGCGCTCCCGACTACGATGGTTATAGCGTCACTCCCATCTCCCGCATGGAGATCACATACGGCCTCCAGGAGACGTTAGACTGGCTGTTCAACTCGCATATCACTAACGTCCGCAAGGCGATCAATGATATGCTGATTTACGATCCCAGTCTGGTTAATGCTAATGATCTTAAGGACCCCGCGCCTGGGAAGCTCATCAGGATGCGACGTGCTGCTTGGGGCCGAGGCGTAGATAAGGCGGTTGCCCAGCTAAACGTGCAAGACGTTACAAGAGGACACATCACAGATGCGGGATACATCGTCGATCTATTCCAACGGATCAGTGCAGCAACAGACAGCCTGTCAGGCATTGCGAGAAAAGAGGGAGAAAGAGTTAGTGCTAAGGAGGCTGGAAACGTATATCAGTCAAGCCTCAGCCGACTCACCAAGGCTGCCAAGATCGCATCGTTACAGGCTATGGGAGACATAGGATACTTCTTCGCCAACCATACGCAGCAGCTCATGACGCAGGATGTGTATGTGAAGCAGGTGGGCCAGTGGCCTGACGTGTTGGCCCAGGAGTACCCCAACGCTAATAGGATCAAAGCGACGCCATATGATCTGGTTATCGAATATGATCTGATGATCAAAGATGGCTCGATAGTGCATGGTGGTGAGAGTGATCTGTGGACTCAGATGTTCCAAACCGTGGCGCAGAACCCTGCGCTGTGGGGTCAGCTGGACATCGTGAAGATCTTCACACACATCGCTAGGAAGCTTGGAGCCAAGGATGTGTACGAGTTCATCAAGCAGGCTCCGCCCGTGCAGGCGCAAGTCACTAGTCCCGAGGCTATTGACAAGCAAGTTCAACAGGGCAACTTAGTGCCCACTGCCGTTGCAAGTGGAGGTGCAGCGTGAAGGATGAGGATACAAGAACAGTCCCCTTTAGGAGCGAGATAGAGAACTTCGTTAACACTCCGACGTGGAAGTATATGGCTGAGGATATCACCCAGCTGATGCTCAACGCGAGTATGGACAACGAAGATCTCGATCCCTATAAGGAACCAGCGGCAATGGTTAA